CTAATTGGTATAAACTGCGTTCGAGAATGTGACGAACTTGTAGTTCTTCGTCGTCGGCTGGTTTCCAGAACCGCTAACCTCGACGCCACCGAATGACGAGTTCTTGAGGTTTCCGACAGACGTTCTCCCTCCTGAATTGTCTACGCGGAAATCTCCTGCGATGTTAGAGTTCATGATGTCGAACACGCAGCTGCCCCCCGAACTGGTTTGAATGACCGACCCGGAAGTGTTCTCTCCGGCAAGAACAATGCAGTTTCGCAGAGAGATGCCCCGGCTTTGAGTGCCGGAGGAGCCAACGTTCAAGGTCTGCAAAAAGGTTGACTGACGGGCGATAACGTCGTGAACGAACTGCGCTGCCGGCGTCGATATATCCATCGACGGAACTTTCACTCGCGCATTCTCGAATTCGACGCCTCGAATGCCAATGTTGCCGGTGCTGTCCACCAGATTGATATCACCGGAGAAGATATTTGGCCCTAGCCCTAGTTGGGTCGACGTCCACCCCCCGATGAAATTCTCAATTCTGTTGTTTCCGTTAAATCCGCTTCCGGTTTGATGGCAATTAACAATTCCATCGACGTTCCGGTAGATGTTCCCCGAATTCACCACACCGATCAGCGTATTGGCGTCCGAGGTAATCTGAATAGTGCCGCGAGTGACTCTGTCAGAGCCTCTCGTGAGAACCTGATTGAACACGCAATCAGTGTTATCGCGCAGCTTAATATGATAATTGCTGCCGAGGTATTGGTCTGCGTACACAACCATGGACTCGACTGTCGTGCGCAAGCACCCTTTCAGATAGATGCCATGATCGCCGCTGGTCGAGTGCTCGTAGGAAGGGTCCTGATCGGTGGTCAGGCTTCGGATATACCCGTCCTCGATGTTGTACTCGGCGACTGTTGAGTTTCCCGCGAAACCATAGCCAAGTGACACGTAGCCCGTCACGAGGAAATCGCCCAACGTAGGCCTTTTCAAAGTGTTGAAATAAACACCGTGGCCCACGCCCTCGGGATCGTTGCAATGAACATGGACCAGACCGGAAATCTGTAGCCCATAGCTGGGTCGCAGGATTAGACCGTAAACCCCTCCCCCTTCTGCAATAATATCGAGGTCGCCAATGCGATTGTTACGGCTGCGGTTATCAAAATTCGGCCCGCCGAACTGCATGAACCCGCGCACCTTGGCATAGCCGACGCTAGCCCCGTCACCACCTAAGATGAATGTTCCAGTTCCACCCCCAACCACAAGCTCCACGCCTGGAAGAGTGTCGAGGGTGTAATTGCCTAGCCACGTGAAGCTGGAAGCATGGATCGTATGTCGAAGGACGTATTTGGATGGAGGCATGCGCGAGACGGCATCAGTTCCCGTCACCTCATCCTCTGGAACAGCGCCATAATCAGTCGCGCACAGCGGCCCTTCAATGATGCGCTTCCAGCGGCCACTAGCGGTGTCGGCAGCCTCGAACACGCGCCCGCCATCTGCTGTCTCCGCGCTAGCCGCGTCCCAGAAGAACCGCCCTCCACCGATGCCGGGACTGGAGGCATGGTATCCCGGAACGAAGACAATAATGCCATTTGGAAGGATGCCAGTCGGAAGGGTGGACAGGGCGGAAATACTAGCAACCGTCGCAACGCGGTTGGGATCAGATGCATCCCATGCTGCACTCGCTGTATTGGCGGCGGATTCGGCCCGATCTGCCTCCTGCTCCGCCTTGTCGGCTTCTTCTCGCGCGCGATCGACCTCAGCCCCGGCCCCTTCGAGAGTGGACTTCATAGCCCTGCGCAGGTTCTTTTTCTTGGGGTTCCATACGCCAGTGTCTGGATCACCCACAGGCAACGGCGCGTTGACCGGCTCACCAGGCAACCCGTCACCGGTATAGCGTTTGAACTCGCGAAGCTCGCGATTGACGATCTCCTGCGGTGTATCGGCCATTGCTTGCTCCAACAGAAAAAACCCGCTCGGGAGCGGGCGGACAGTGACAAACTTCGTTTCGGCTATTCTTCCGGCTCGGGCACCGGAATGGTGATCTCGGCCAGCGGGAAACTCCAACCGCTCACCACGTTCTGCGGCCCCAGCCAGCGCGCCTGCGCCTGATAGGCTCCATCGGCAAGCTGGGTTTCCCGTGCCGTGGTCTGGCTTTCGGTATCCATGGCGACCCAATTGGAGCCCGCCCCTGCCCTGATTTGGACTTCCAGCGTCAGGCCCTCGCGGCCCGGTTCATCGACAGCGGCAAGAACCACGCCCGGAGCGGGATTGGAAAGCGTCAGGTTTTGCGGAATCGGGAATTCGAGATCGGGCGAGGTATCCTGCGGAATGGGCGGGTTCTCTCCCTCCTCCGCCGTAGTCCAGCTATAAGCGGCTTGGTTGATCGACAGCACATCGATCTCGACGCTGGCGAGGTCGGGCGAAGGCTTGATGCCCGCGACATAGAACGCTTCGTCAATCTCGAGCTCGGGAAGGATGGACCGCACCGTCCGCTCACCTAGGGCGTTGAGGCCAGATATGTTCTGCTGCTGCTTGCCCTTCCAGCGCGGGTTCGCCTTTGCCTGGTGAATTTTGGCCAGTCGGCGCCCCTGTGTCGGACTGGGCACGAAGTCGAGATCAAAATCGGATACGATCGGCCCGCGTTCGGCTTGATCGGCAAGATCGATCCACGCCGTAGCTTCCATCGTCTGATAGTCGTGCTGCGGCGAGGTGTACATGATCTTGAGTTCGTTGAACGCGGCGAAACGGTTGTTCCCCTGGTCCATCGAATGGCCGAGATTGTCATTGGCCTCCAGCGTGACGGTCGGCGCTTCCCACTTGCCGCCCCGGATCGCCACCTTGCCTTCAGGCGTCTGGTAGATTTCCCCGTCGCAGGTGTTGAGCATCTTGCGCAGGACAGCGTGCGGCTCCTCGGTGAGCTGATACACGCCCCACAGCCGATAGCGTTTTTCGCTGCCGCCGGCCGCCAACGGCACCTGCTCGTCGCACAGGTTGGCGAAGGCCGCAAAGCTCGGAATGTCTATATCGTCTCGGGTCAGGCGATACCCGTCCGCATGGGTCAGATAATCGAGGATGCAGAGCGAGGAATTATCGCTCCAGGCCGTGGCATCATTGCGCGGGTCCCAAACCTTCGAGAGCCGGCACAGCCCCCGCACGGGCGTGTTGTAGCTCTCGGGGAAAACCTTCGCGACTTCGCTGGTCGAGCGAAACCTGACAACCGAATAGGCGATGCCGCGCAGACGGTGGGCGCTAGTCCATTGCGGCCAAACACTCGTCATGAGGCTGTCCGCCGCCTGGTTAGGCGAGCCCAGATGCGAGCGGATGCGTACATTCGAGGTGCTGGTGACGAATTCGCTGTTGGTTACGTCGCCATTACCATCCAGCGAGACGATCCGATCCCCGACCCGGAAGTGCTCGACGGAATCGATCTCCCCGTGGTGCATCATAATCACCTGGTAGAGGTAGCCATCCTTGGTATCGAAAAAGGCTCGGGTGCCGCCGAGCAGCGCACGGCCATAGCCCCGCACACGCGGCCCCACCGACTGGTTGAGAACCGCCTGGGCCTGTGGCGTCTTCATCGACGGCGCGGCCGCACGTGCAAACAGCGTGTAGCCGCCGATGAACGCCGCCCCGAGCACGACATTGGCAAAAGCCGTCGCGGCCGCCCATCCCGCCGCCGTCGCGCCAAAGATGTGTAGGCCGACGCCAATGAGCGCCGAGGAAATCGCAGAGAAGACCGCCATTAGATTGCCTTAGCCCAAGCAACTTCGGATACGAAAAAGCCGCGCCTCCCGAGGATTTGCGCGGCTCGCTCATTGTGCGGCGGGGTGCTCATCCGGACGAACCGGCACCCCCTCGATTTCGCCCAGCGCTCATAGAGAACCAACAGGCGCAGACCAGCGCCTTTCGCCTCTGGTCCAGCCCACCATCCAAGCTCCATACCGACCTGCTCGAACGATATCGGCGTCACGCCTACGGTGGCGGCCAGAAAACCCTTCGCGGCACCATCCGCCTCGGCAACCAGCAAAAGCCCGTCAGCGGAGCCGACAAGGCGCCGCAGCAAGCCCATTGTCGCAGCAGGATCGATCTCCAACGCCATCTTGGTCGAAGCGTGAAGATCAGTCACCATGTCCAGCACGGCGGGCAGGTCGTCGAAAGTCGCCGCCCTGATCACAGCACGGGCCACCGGGTTGTTTTCTGCACAAGATCGACCACCTGCTCCAATCCACGATCGCCGGGATGGCGCGAGTTCTGGTCGCGGTCGGTCAGAAAGCCATAGGGCGGGTTCTTCCGGTTCACCCACACGCTTTCGGCGGTGAGCTTTACCGAGCGCATACTGGCGCCCTGGGCGGAATAACTCATCTGGTCCATTTTCCCCGACCAGATCGCATAGGGCTGATCGAGCGGGATCATGTCGGTCAGGTCCCAGAAATTCACATAGACCGTGATGCGCCGATCCTTCACCCGGTTGGAGGCCTGCCGCGCCATCTGGACGATAGTGGCATCGACGCCCGACAGCGTCAGCGTGGTCTTGGGCGCTACCGTACCGTTCGGCTGCTCAAGTCCGTCGATGGCCACCCACTCGCCAACACCAAGCCAATCCTCACCTCCGAGGCGCACAGTGCCGAAGCCGTTCCACCAGCGCCGGGGTGTCTCACGGAACTGCGCATATGTCAGCAATGCCGCCGCCACCTCTCGGCCAGCGAGCTTGGCCTCGATGGTTTGGGAGAAGTAGCCCATTCGGAATCCTGCGCATGAAAAAGCCGCCCGAAGGCGGCGATGGAACAATCTGCGTGGTATCGAATTTCAAGGATCATCCACAGACAAAGGGGATATATCCGATGACGCAGATGAACCAGCCTGCTGGAAAGAACGTCAATGATGCGTCATCTCGCATCAGCGCAGTGGTGCGCATCCTTGAGCAGTACCAAAGCCGCTCGCCCAGCAAAAAAAGGATTTAGTGGCGCCGTACCATGCCCTACTTAATCCCACACGAAATCGAGAAGCGCGTTCGTATCCGCACTGTCGATGTACGCCCCTACGCTCGGAGCTTCGCCTTCACGATTACCTGGCAGGACCAAGCTGGCGCCCGCTACCCCGATAATACGCAGGTGGAATTGGCTTATGCTCCACCGGGCGAGGACTTTGTTGCACGAGCCAACAGCGCGCATATTTTCGAAATCCGGCTTGAGCTTGAGAGGTCAGGCCCCACACGCGCTAAACAACTCGGCATAAGTTTGGATGCCTATTATTCGGCGCTTGACGGGTGGGACGGTAGAGTCACCATTCTTACCGGCAAGGACTTCACCACGCCTCAACAAATTCCAAACCGCCATTTCCCCAGCGGCCCGTATCAAGCTCAAGTTCACCAGTCTGGTCCTGCGCAAACCGCATCAGACAAACCGGACGATCTATGATCACTGTCCCGCCGGCCGCGACGTCCTCGCGCAGCCATGGCGTGAACCTGATCTGGGTCGGCTCGCCCTCTTCCTCTTGCCAGGTCTGCGTCACCATGTAGAGCCGCAGCCCGATGCCGAAGTATTGACCCGGACGCACACCGTCGATCCCCGGCGCATAGGTGACGGCGATCTGGGTGGCATTGAGCGCGGCGGGCTCTGCAAGCGTGGCAAAGACCGGCGTATCATCTTGCCCCCAGCCGGATAGGTCGAAAGCGACACCCTCTTGATCGATATCGCCACCCCAACGCGCCGCTGACTTCTCATCTAAGCGCCGCCCATTGGCGTCACGGGCGCGGAACACGTTCCATGTCGGGACGAGCACCGTCCCTGCTCTGCCGCCCATCCCGCCAACAAAAGAACGCCAATCGAGGATAGTGCGCTCATTCATAGCTGGGATCGTCAGGCGAGCCTTCCAGCGGCCGGAAGGCGCCACCGTGACCTGTTCGTTGCCGAGGATCGAAACCCCGCCTGTGCGGCTCTGGTTTTCAAGCATGAAGTCCGATCGGCTGGGCCAGAGGTGAACGGGCCATGTCGCTGCGCTGAGCACCATCACCCGTTCCTCATCTGGTATTCGGTCTGCATGTTGCCGAAGTTGCGTTCGACCGTCTTCATGCCCTGGGCAACACCCTCAGCAACCATCCGCTGAACTTCTGCATTTCCAGTCGCGCCGTTGACGTTGATCGTGACCTGGACCTTTTGATTTTGGTTCGCCGAACCGCTATTCCCATTGGCCGGAATGACCCGTTCGCCGCGCTCAAGGATCGCCGGCACCTCATTGGGCTTGAGACCCGCGATGCCGCCATTGTGGTAACGCGGTGCACTGGCCCAGATCGTTGCGGGGAAGGCTCGGCTATGACCATAGCCATGCAGGCCGGCAATTCCTCCATCGTGGAGGATGCCAGGAATTATCATCCCGCCGAGAAGGCCGCCTCCGCCACCCCCAATGCCCCAGCCCAAGCCGCCAGCCGCTGCGGGCGAAAAGAGCGTCTGAAAGGCCTGATTGATCAGCAATTGCCCCAGAGACCGAAGTAGGTCTCCAATTCCCTCCACAGCGCTCTTAGAGCCGTCGAGGATGCCCGTGAACAGGCTGGAGAACCCGCTGGCGAGTTGGCTGTTGATCTGGGTCGCCTGCTGCTGCTGACGGGCCATCATCTCAAGTTGAACCGTTGCGGCGGCATATTCCGACGACATGGAATTGATTTGATCCGTCACGGTGGCCGTGATCGGAATGCCGGCCTGCTTAGCCTGGTTCAGAAGATCGAACGCGGCCTGCTGGCGGGCGACCTCATATGTGGACTGGCCGAACAGCTCGATTTCGAGATGAAGCTGATCGATGCGCTGCTGGAAGTTGTCATTGGCCGAACCCCAACGATCAGTTGGCGATTGCCCCCTTGCGGAGCGGCTGGCCTCGCGTCGGGCGGTGAGGATGTCCGTATTCCGCACGAACTGATCGAACGCCTCCTGGGCCTGATCTCTGACGGCTGCTGACGGGCTGTTTAGGGCTTCGGCCAGCAAATCGGCTGCCACCTCCTGCTGCGTCCTGATCTCCGGCACCATGCCCTGGATTTTCTCCATGGCATCGATCGGCGCCTGTAGCGCCGCTTCTAGCCCGGCATTGGTGAAATCGCCGCTTCCGAGCATGTCGAACGATGCGCGCAGATTGGCCATGCGGGTGGCGGCAATGGCCGCCTCATCGGAAAGCCCGGCCAAGGCCATCTGTGCTCCGCCGATCCGCGCCTCTAGTTCAGCAGCCTCACGGGTGGCATTATAAAACTCCCCTGCGATCCGACGAACTTCCGCATCGACGTTGTCATTCATCTGGATCAGTTGGAGCTTTTGGGCAAACTCCTCGGCCGAAATGATGTTGGCGTCAAACTCGCCCTTGATCTGGCGAAGTACGGCCAGGTCTTCGTTGATCGAGCCGAAGGTCAGGAATGCGTCATCGCGAATGCGGAAGTTCTCGATCCGGTTTTGCACCATTTCGAGTAACCGCAGGTCCTCAGCAATCTGTCCGCCGATCTCTAGTCGAGCCAGTGATGCAGGAAGACGACTTGCCTCCTCGATATAGTCCCGAACGGCATTTTCCAGCTCGTCGTAGCCGCGCAACAGCTCACTCAACCAAGCAACGTGATCCTCCAACGTGCGCGTGGCATCCTCGCCGCTATTCAGCATGCCTACGAAAGCCTGCACGCCGGCAGCGCCAAGCCCGATGGCGGCAATAGTGGCAAGATTGAGCGGATTGAGCAGCCCCATCACAGCACCGCCAAGGGCTTGGACGATCTGTCGGCTGTTCCCGATCTGATGGAAAACCCCGCCGACCTGTGTGCCTTGCTGCATCGCAAGCATCATCGGGTTCTGTCCCATGGCCGTCATCATGGCAATGTCTTGCGCCTGGAACAGGAGGTTCGTGGTGTGCGCTGCATTGACTGTTCGAGCAGCCGTCGCGGCTGCTTGGTTGGCACGCAGCGAAGCGGTTAGCCCATCGTAAGCCGCTTGCTCGCGCATGACTGCGGCCGTCGCCTCATCGGCCGTTATGGCGCCGAGGCGTTGCGCCCGGTTGATTTCGGCCGTGGCGGATTCAAAGCGCTGTTGGGCCGCGAATAGCGGGTTAAAACGTGCGCGCATCCGGTCCAGCTCATCGGATACATTGGCGAGGGGACCTTCCCATTGAGCCGTTGCGCGCGCGACGCCAGTCTGCCGTTCAATAAATCGCTGCATTACTAGGTCGGCCTGGCCATAAGACCGGGTGGCCATTTCGGTAGCCTTTTGTCCCCGTTCCATGGCCGAGGCCGTTGCACTGGTGTGACGCTCGATATTTGCGAGTACTGCGGTCACCGATCCGATAGCAGCTGCCATCTCTCGAGAAGCCCGACCGACACCTTGGGCACCGCGCTCTGCTTTGCCAGCAGAGGCCACGAACTGATCCATATCCGCAGCTGCGGAAACCGCCTCCTGCGATTGAATGCTCAGCCCGAGTGTCGGTCCAGCCATATCAAAACCTCAGTCTATGACCACAGGGCGTCGAATAATTCGGTCGAAAGCTCGCGCTGCGACACTGCTCGTTCGCTGGGCTCGGTACTGCTCTCCTTAGCCCAAATCCCGATCCGGACATCGTCCATCAGTAGGAGGGCCAGGGTTTCCCATTCCTCAGGCCGGTCACCGAAGGCCGACCTGATGTCCACATAGGTCAGCCGGTTGGGGCCATACCCATTGCCGTTTCGGGTCCGGTCGAGTCGCCAGAACCATTCCCATACACGTTCAGCCGCTGGCGGGAGGCGGACACGGCGACCCGCCACCCGGTCCCTTACGCCATGTTTTAGGCGCTCGGTGAGCTGGTCAAAAAAGCGGCACGGGTATCCGCCTTGGTCTGCACCTGCTGGTAGATGAAGCGGAAGCGCTGATAGAGCTTGGCCGCATTTTCTTCCGAGAATGGCAGCGGAGCCCCGTCGAGCTTAATCGCTACATCGGGAACGGTGCCGTCTGTGCGTTTGTCAGGCACGAAATCGAGCGTGACCTTTGCGAAATAGCGAAGGCGTCGCTGAGCGATATCGCGGGCGCTAGCAGACTCCAACGATGCCTGTTCGACAAGCTCCGCCTGGATCGCGTCGAGAGCTTCCTGAGCCTTCTCGCTATCCGGTCCTGCAACCTTGATGCTGAACCCAAGGGAAGATCGCCCGTCCGGTCCCTTGATCGGCACAAGAATGCCTTCCTCTTGGCGCTGCACCATGTCATCGAACCCAGAGAGGTCAATCGGCCCTTCAGCAGCGGTTTCAGTCTTTTTCGTCGCCATAAGTCTCTCCTTATGCGCCCGCTGCGGCAGCGACGCGGACGATATTGGAATTCACCTCGACCGTGCTCTGCATCAGCTGCGCGGTGTTGGCCGAGCCTCCCTGCTCTGGGACACCCATTACAAGGCCGAGGAACAGACGCTCGGATGGCGTCGGGGCGCTGCCGACGGCAGGTGCATCATTCCCCACGATACGGAAGGGGTAATTGTGGTTGGTCACCGACGCGGCGATGAGCGCGATCTGGCCGGGGTCGTCACGAATGATCGCGAAGTTGTTCTGCATCGATCCGGCGTTGCGCGTGCCCTTCTGCTTAATGTCCCGCCCGCGGTTAATGAGCGGCGTGGTGATAAGCGCCGCAGCATCGCCAATAGCGCCGTGCGTCTCCCAACCATCGATCTCGACCCATTCGATGTCGTCGAAATCGGCAGCCGTCATGTCGTCGTCCGGCAGTTCCATAGCCGGGCCGATATAGATCCGCTGCCCGGCAACGGGATAGAGTGTGGGCATATCGCCCTCCTATGTCTGAGAGCCCTTGCCGAAGGGGCGCGGAACGGCCGGAGTGCTAGGCGTAGCACTCCCATTCGATCATCACCGGGACCTGAACGCGGTCCTCCTCGATAATCATGTCTGAAACGTTGGGCCGCTTGGTGATGCGCACGCCGATCTCGCCTAACCGGAGGTCGGTCGGGAAATGTGCGGCCACCTGCCCCGCCGCTTGCCGCACCGAATGCTCGCCCCAAATCAGCTTGTCGTAAGCGCTGATCTGCAACAGTCCAAGATATTGGTGCGGATCATCCGAGCCGATGAAGCGCCGATTTGTGGCGTTCGGCACGAACTGGACCCGGAGAAAGCGACCATCCGCTGGCCGAGTGAAGCTCACATTGGGCCAAGCTATCGGCGGCGCATTGGGCAAGGTCATGATGCGCGCGAACAGCGCCGCCATAACTGCTTCCGTTGGATCGGCCATTCCTATACGCTCCTGGCCGATGGCCAATCAAAAACCTATGTCAGACGACGAAGTCGAAACGCTGCTGCACGACGTCATGCGGCAGATCGCCGACGCACGTTACCAGCGAGGCACGGAAACCGAGCGCGGGGCCGAGGCCTTGAGGTTGGCTATGGTCGGCCCCTACTCGGCCCTATTGAGGCTGGAGAAGATCAATTCAGGCCCAAGCGAGCCATTGTCTCCGCCTCGACCTCCTGCACGATGATCGGCCAGCGCTGGGCCGCCATCATCACCCAAGGGCGCCCTGCCATCCTTGACGTTCCGTAGTGGACGTGGCCGCCGTATTCTGCGGTATATCCAAGGTAGATCGTTTCACCGATCTGGGTTCCAGCTATTACCAGCGATATCTCGGCTTCAAACCTCTCATCGGCCTTGCCGGGATTGGGCCGAACCAATTCCGGCATTGCGCTTGCCGAGGCTTGTAGCGAAGACCGCAGGAAGGCGGTATTGCCAACAGGGACCAGCGTGTTGAGCTCAGTCACCAGGCGCTGCACGCTCTCGCGAAATATCGCCTCGTGCACTCCTTTTACGCGCTCCACCCAATCGCCGACCGCTGCAGCAAAGGTATCGGCCATCAAGACGCTCGGCGCTGCTCGACCAACTGGCCGATGTAATCCACCCTATATTCAACGAGGCATTTGCAGCCGACAGTGTGATGAGCGGGCGCCCTCGGATCGTGAGGGAAAGCCATCCGCGTTCCGTCCGGCATCACGAACGGCTCATTGTAAGGCACCGATTGCCCCGACATGATCGTGTGCTGCATCCGAGGATGCTCTGCCGGCGATCGGCGCCAGTGCTTCGTCACGAACCGGGCATCGACCTTGCCCGAAGCAATGGCTTGGCTCATCGCGTCGTCTCGCGCCTTACCCAAGGCATTGAGCGTTTCCGTCCGTCCGAGCATTTCGCCCCGGAGCGCTAACAGCCTATCGGCATAGCGGCCAGAAATGCGTTGCACCGTCTCTGCCGGCAGCGGCTTTCCTTCACGGATCGCTTTAAGCACTGTGGCGTCGAAGCGCTTGTCTCGCCGCGCCCGGCCCAGGTAATTCCGAAGCATCGCAAGATCGCCAGAAAGCAGCTCTTGCCGGGCGGAAGTGACGAAGCGCTCCTGCTGGGTCGTGAGGCCGATGATGCCACCCTCGCGAGCGTTTGTGGCCCTGTTCGTGCGCCCCACGATGTTGAGCGCCGTGATTCGCGGGTTCTGCCCGGCGGCCAAACCTTCCGTCAGGGCAGTGCGGAGGGATTCGCGCTGATCATCGACGATGCGGGTCACCAGCGATGAGGAATGCTCACGAAGCCATGCCTCCCCCGCCTGATTGCGAACACCGAAGCGGAACACGATGCGGTTGCCCTCGGGATCGCGCAATCGCAAAGCGTCGGCTTGGGCGATCCCGCCGGAGTTATATGCCTCCCCGATCAGAAGTTCGAAACGCCCGAAGGCTTCCCGCTCGATCTGGAGCACGTCCAAAGCGCCTTGAATATCACCGCGTTCCAGGCGATCAACGAGCAGGCGCAGCGTCACGGAGGACTTGATCTCGATGATCGCCTCGAGGAAGGCATCGCGAAGACGGGGCTCGAACCGGGCGGCAAGAGCCTCGAATATCTGGCGTTGTGTTGCCAATGTCGTTAGCCTCCTTTATCGCTTTAAACGCTGCAATAGGATTCGAGGGCACCGGTGATGACCGAAGAAAAGCCGAAAGTTGTTTCTGAACAGCAGGTTATCATTAAAGCCCAGACGAGAGTTCATCTCGGGAAGCCGTTTGCTGGACTTGGGTCGTCAGCTACGACTTCGAGCGGAGCCCCAGCTCCGGAAACTACGGCTGGCGTCAGCGCAGCGAGCCGAGGTAGTTCTGAGAAGCCGCCCAGGGAATGACATGGAGTTCTGGGCGCAATTGGCAACGCTGGTGGGCGTGCCGGTTGGCGCAGCCTCCCTCCTCTATACTGCTTCCCAAAGCCGTCAAAGTAGAAGGGCGACTTCTGCTGCTGCGGCCATAGCCTTATCCGATACCTTCATCGGAGCATGGGATCGCTATTTCAGGACCGCAATAGACTCGCACGAACGAATGGTTGCATTCGGAGACCTGTGCAATCTGATCGAAACTGCCGCCGCCATTCAAAGGGACCGATTGCTGAACGGCGCGTCCGGGCAATTGGTTGAGGATTACGTCATAGACATGCTCGAACTCATCAATGAAAGCGATGAGGCGCGCGAGGCATATGCGAGATTGCTGAGAACCGACGATACCTTCAAAAACACTCACTGGTTCATTCGACACATCCGCAAACGCCGGAAGGATTTCTTTCGGCAGCTTACCCCTTAATAATGAGCCGCCACGCCACAACAGTGCCGGCGGCCGGTATCCGCACGACCTCGATGATCGTCGCGGGCCGGCCGTCGATTTCCATCTGGTCGGCGGGATCGGGATCAGCACCGAATACAGCCGAGACAATCTCGATATCGGTGGCAACGATCGTGGTGCCGTTGATGAATTCCTCGCTTACCGGCTTGGCCGTTGCGTCGAGAGGATATGTGACCTCGACCGGCTCGCCCGGTATCCACGGCGTGGATGGATCAGGCTCGCCCGGCACGGTCTTAGTCAGAGTGATCACGCCCTGTTTGAACTCGGCCAGAATTTCCGAAGCGATACCGGCCATCTCTCCGTAGAAATCGGACATCAGAACCTCGCCAGCGTCGTGACGCTCGTTCCCCCCGGCTTGGCCAGCAGCAGATCGACAAGAATGCCGTCCACCATTCCGAACACGGGCTGCATGTCCCTCGCCGGGTTGGAGCCTACGGCATAGGTGACCGAGACTGCGCCAGAGACCGCGACCGACTTCTTGACCGAGCCTGGCGTCACGTCGGGCAACACCGAATTGGGCCGCACCAGTTCGCGCAGAGCCAGTTCATAGACGGCCCTCACGATCGGAGCCGGCACGATATCGTCGGCCAACTCAGTCCCGCGCCACACGACGTCCTCACGCGGCCAGAGAAGGTACTGGTCGGCCGAAGCGATCACGCCGGGATATCGAGCGCCATAGAGTGCATCGAGGGCCTGAGAGCCCCGAATAAGCGCGGAGGTTCGCTGATCGTCGGTGACGGTTTCAGCAGTCCAGGCCGCGTTGCCACGCGCCTCGTGATATTCGAGTGCGTCGAGCAGTTCACCGTAGTGGTCAGACATTTTCATCCTCACGCGAACCGAAAGCCTATGGGCGATGCTCCACAAAGGAGCCACTTAATCGTCTCGTGATCGTCCCATTCTTTGGTCACGGTCCTTCGAATGAGGGTCGGACCATGAAAAGAACGTTGGCATTACCGTTCGCTTTGAGCCTCATAGCGCTCGCGGCCTCTGGCTATGCGCAAGAGGACGAACTGGAGGTCGTCGAAACGAGATCGCAGATGGAGATCGTGCTCATCGACGCAGATTTCGTGCGCCCTGAGGACCCGTCGACCTCAATATTCGGAGGCACGACGCAATTTCTCGACAGCGAGCCGATATTGATTGAGCTTGTGCTGAATGAACCAATCAGCTCAGAGCAGTTGACTGCCATGAAGGAGGCAGACCCAGACGGCGCAACGCACTTCCTTTGCGACCAAGCGACCCTGTATCTTGCGAACGACACTCACGTTGGCCTTGGCGAGGGCTGCTCGCCGACTAACGGCTCGGAAGACGATGCACAATGATGGTCCGCTTGGCTGTGATTAGTCCGCGCCACATTCTTCAACGAAGAACCAGCCATCGATCAATCCGCCCAATCGCTTGAGATTGCGCCGCATCGACGGCACATCGACCCGTCTGGGGTCAGCCAGAAGAGAGTTTCGCTACAGTTGCAGCGCCAAAAAGCAACCGGCGGCACAACCGCGTGTTTGGCGGCGCCCCAATGACGGTGACAGTTGGGGCATTCGAGATGATCTTCGTTCCCTACGGGCGCAACCCCCTGCCATTCATGGCCGCAGGCACCACAAAGACACTCCCCCGACCAATGAGGCTCACGCGGTCCCTCGTCCTTCGCGCGATCAGCTAAGGACACGATCTCAGCCACGAGCGGATCGACAGTCACTGACGAAGAACCAATGATCCTTGATCCGACATATCGCCTTGCCTTGGGGGTCGACGGACACGGCATCAACGATGCCAGAAAAGCCCGAACGGGCGTGCATAAGGTTCATGCCGATCATGGCGACCTCCAATGATTGAGGGGGCCGGAGGCGCGCGCGTCTCCGGCTATATCGGTCGCCGCTTATTCAGCGGCGTCTTCGAGAGCCTGGATACGGGTGGCGAGCGATTGAAGCGCGTCCTGAACCGTTCCAGCGGCGAGGCCATCGGTGCCGGCAGCCACGGTCTGCCCTTCGGCATCCGAAACCTTGGCGATGGCCTCATTGACCTTGCGTGGCGTCACCGCGCCTTTGATCCGGCTCATTTCGCGGCCCGACGCTTCAGTTCAGCCTCGATCGCGGCATTGGCCTGCTCACCATTGGAGACGGGATCGTCGGTGAGCTTGGAGGCCAGCGAGCGCCGCTCCTGCCATGTCATGCCCTGCCAGTCGGCCGGGATGGACACGGCGGCACGCGTCTCATCGGTCTCAGCGATCCGGCTTGTCGCAGCCGTACCGACCGGCTGATCGCCGACGATCTTCTGAGCGCCTTCGGTCACGGCCACGCCGGCCTGATCGATGGTCTGCGCCGGCTCGCCAGTCGAGACATCGGTGTTGCTGGCCTTGATGCCGATACCACCAACTGCGGCGACATCGGCATTGGCGGCAAAGTTGCCCTCGCTATCGGCGAGATGTTGGGTGGTGCCCTCGGGGTCGGGATGGACTTCAGGCAGACCAGCAAGACGACGGGACGCGTTCTGGGCTTCACGTTCGGCTTTATCGGCCATCTTGGCATAGGCCGGGTTGGTGGCCGCCTTGGAGCGGAGGATTTGGGCGCGCGACTCCGCCGCCCGGGCAACGGCCTCAGCCATTGCCGGATCGTTCTTGTTCGACATCGGAATGTCCTCGCGAATGGGGGAAGGAAAGAGCGGGTGGGGCCGTGGCCCCTGCCCTTAGCCGTTGGTCGTCACGGCCACCATGCGGATCAGCTTGGGATCGTACACGCGGGTCCAGTTGTCGCCGTCGGCCAGTTCGGTGTCGGTGACACCAGAAGCCGAAGCCGGCGTGCCGGTGAAGGCAACGCCACGCGGATGCATGACCCAATGCCGGCGATACCAGACCGTCTCGATGCCCTCACCGTTACCGGCCGAGGCTACGCTGTCGATCTCGACGGGCTTCTTGGGCCCGCCTTCACCGGTCGCCTCGGCATAACCAAGGGCGCCGTTGCCGAACAGGTACGAGGTGTACTTGTAGCCGGAGGTGTCGCCCGCCTCGCGGGGACACTGGTCGGACACGAACACGTCCTTGCCGTCCCAGCGCGTGAAGTCGAGCCCGGTCACGGGGTCTTTGCCATATTCGATGGCGCGGGCCGCATGCAAGTTCCAGAACACGCGGGAGTGCATCAGCACCGCCGAGAGCGACTGACCATATTCGCCGAGCAGCGCGTAGGCGTTGGCGGCGACTTCGGCGTCGAAATAAACGGGCGTCACCGCGCCGTCTTCGGATGCGACGTCGAGCACGTTGCCCGCCATGCCGGCGGATTCGAACACGCCACGCATCTGCTCGCCCATGATCCGCTGTTCTTCGCGCACCCAATACTCAGCGATGAGCTGGGCAACGGCATCGAGCGGGTCTTCCGCGAGCATCGAGGCAACGAGGTTGGCGGACTGCCAGCCATTGTTGCGCCGAATCTTGCGCGCCATGTCCTGACCCTGGGTCAGCTTGTTGGGCGTGGCGTTCTGGGCCGGGTCGTCGGTCGAGACATTCGAGTTGCCCGTCAGATCGTTCCAGAACGGCATCTGGACGAGATCGCCGGGACCATTAGCGAAGCGCTGCAGCTCCGCGTCGGTGGAAACGATCGGCGAATTGCGGATGCGGGAAAGCTGGGCAATGCGCTGGATCGTGGTGGGAAGAAAGAGCGGGCCATAGATGACGTCGCTCAGGCGAGTGGTAGCCATGAGAGATATCCTTTGATGAAGGGATGATTGGAGAGTTGGTCAGCCATCCCGTCGGGCCCGGCTGCTTTGGCGTGGCGTCATCGACGCCGGAGATGACGGCAGGCCTTAGCCTACCAGTAGGGTTTCACGCCGGCGGCCTGCGCCATCTGGCGGGCCTTGGCGTCATTGGCAGCAATGAGTTCCTGCTGCTTGGTGAGGTTCGGGTTCTTCGGATCGAAGGGGTTGTCGGTAAACTTCTGTCCGTTGCCGCCGGTGGCATCGCCGCCGGTGGGCTTCTTGACGTAGATCTTGCCTTCGTCGCCGCCGGCCCAATCCTTGACGTAATTGGAGAGCGGCATCGGGCCCATATCGGTTTCGACCTGGGCTTTGAACTCGCCGTCCTCCTCGACCAGCTTCACAGCGCCCTTGGACTTCAGCAGTGCCATAGCCCCGGGCTTGAAGGCGGGATCAACCCCGGCCTCATCGAGGGCCTTGGAGAGGCCATCGTCGATCGTGGCCTTGGTCACTGCACTTTCGAGGGTGCCGATCCGCTCGTCCTTCTTGGCGAGCTCGGCTTGATGTTTGCGTTCAAGCTGCTGGCGGACCTGGGCGACCTGCTCGTCGGTCTTGGGCGGTGTCTTGCCTTCGGCCTGCTGGACCAGAGCCTCGTAGGCGTCGGCATCAAAATCATCGGGCAGACCTTCGAGGCGGGTCTTTGCGGCCTGCAAGTCCGTCGTGAGCGTGCGGTTGGTCTGCTTCTGACGCTCATGGGCCGTCTTGAGGTTCACGACTGTCGGATGGGCGTCGATGCCCTCCAGATCGAGGACGAACTTGCCGTCGACCTCCTTATATTCCGCGTGAAGCGCCTCCGGAACGTCGTCCAGAGTATCGAGAATGGTCTTGAGGGCCATCGGCCGTCTCCTGTGTTGGAAGCCCGAATCTCGGGCATGAAAAAGCCCGGCACTGTGGCCGGGCTACGCAAACGCGCTGGATACTGGTCTAGGCAACGCCGCCGCCTTCTTCCTCCTCGAAAGTCACCGCAACATCTGCATCCGCCGAAAGGCGCACCTTGTCACCTTCAATGCCGGCGACGAGCCCCATCGAAATGTAGTGGTGATGCCCCTTGTGGGAGCCCTCTCCGCTGTCTTCCTTGGTCAACTTGATCCGGTCGCCTTCAACCCGATCGACCTTGCCGACGTGAACCCCATCAGCACCGATGACTTCGGCGTGTTCCTTGATATCTTCCGCTTTGACCATTGTCCTTCTCCTTGGTTGGGACAACGGTAAACGCCCGCGTAGTCAATTGGCTGCGATTGCGCGGCTCGCAGACATGAAAAAGCCGCCCTGAGGCGGCGGAATATGTGGGATTAATCTTTGATTCCGGAGACCGACGATTCCAAGCGATACCTATCCCCTGATTGCCATCGCCGTGGCGGCTCTTGTCCTTTGGTTGGTGTTCTCGGTGTTCCGAAAGCTATTCGGCCTCGCCCTGCTTGCGGCTATCGTTCTTTGTGCATGGCTACTCTGGAGCAATCCGGAAATGCTCCAGTCCTTAACCAACGTCCTGAAGACGAAATTCGGTTAAGCGTCTGGGAGCAGCCCTGCCTCATCCGTGGCCAGGCCTCGGTCAACGTCCTCTTTGTCGATCTGCCCAAGTTCACCCTCGTGATCCCGCTCGGCCGATGCAATCTCGCCCCGTTGCAAATTCTCATAGAGCGTCTGGTACGAGATTGCGCCTGACTGCCACACCCGCACCAGCGCCTCGGCTTCGGCCGGGCTGAGAGTGGCATCGACAAACGATAGGTTCGGCTTGACCGTGACCTTTTCCGGGTCCTGCCCGATCATCACCGCGATGTGCCGCAGCGCCTTCTCCAGCCCCTGGGCACTGGATTGGGCAATGCTGGTCAGCGTGGCAGTCTCGGCCGCGAACCGGATGCGCAAAGCATCACCGCTCTCCGCCGTCCGGCTCTCGGCGCTGTTGAAAAGCCTCGCGCCCGCCTGGGCCGCGTTCTGCCTCTCGTCCTGCATGGCGACGCGATGGGCCTCAATACCTGTTCCGGCGGGACCGACATACTTCACATCGGGCCGGGCTGCCTCGTCACCGCTGCCCTGCTTGATCGCAATAACGGCCCCTGCCCCGACGGCCTCGGGCGCGTCGCCGTTGATGACAACAAGCGTTTCCTGGCCCGTCATGAACAACTGCCAGCGATAATCCGCCGAGAGCTGATAAAGCGCGATCGATGACCGCGCCACGCCGGTCAGCGGCGGAACTTCGGGAGCCAGAGACAGATCTTGTGCGCCGATCACCACGAATGGAATCTCGGACAGCTTGGCATTGCCGCGCCCCGAGGGCGTCAGAGCCTCGCCAGCGGCTCTTTCCGTCCCGGTGTAGGTCTGGACCGTGTAGTGCCCTTCCCGCATCTCCAGCACGCGGAAACGCTGCTCCTGTTCCCACCGGAAGCCCTCGCGTTTCAAGCCGCTTTCATCGAGGACGAACAGAGAGCGGTCATCGGCCCAATTGATCAGCGCCTCGGCGGTGTACCCTGCGAGCCAAGGCAGATCGCTGCCCTCGGTCGCGGCATCTGCCAGAAGCGAGTAGCGGCCCTGGGTCAGCAACTCGGCGGTGATCCGACGATGCAGAGCCTCGAGCGGCAGGCCATCCTTGGTCGCCTTCTCCCACAACGGCTCCATCGCCTTGGGCATTTCGATCTGAGCCTCGGTGCGATGGATCACGCCCACCATGCCCCGGATCGTGGGCTCGGCGATCTCGGGGAACTGAGCCCGCTTCTGATACGCCTCATACAGCGCCCGGCCGCCGTCCTTCTGTGCGGAGAAGCCGGAAGGCTGGGGCAAATACTTGGTTCCTGCCTCCTTGACCACCGTTTCCCCGGCCGTCGTGTCGCGCATAAGCTCCCACTTATCCGCCATCGCGGTCCAGAGAGGGTGCTTGGTATCAACGGCGTCGGTCATGGTCGAGACGGCCCCAATTCAGCATAAAATCGCCTCTTCGAGGCCGGGTCCCTGCCCAACTTCACTGGTAACAGCTCCGTGATCCGCATGGATCGCAACTGGAAACAAAGTGGGACAGCTATGAAGAAATATCTGATGCTTCCGGTCATGCTTGTGATGACCGTTTCGATCGCTGCTTGCAGCAATACCGGTACCGACAATCCGCAAGCAGACTTCGCGGCACCGCCCCCGCCACCTCCCAGCGTGGACCCGATGGCCGCCCCAGCCGGAGATCCGATGGCACCGGCACCGGTAATGTAAAATTCAGCCCCGCCAATCGGTGGGGCTTTTTTTGGGCGGCCGCAGCGGATTGACTCCCCGGCCCGCTATGTCATCCTCCCATTGTCTTTGGGGGGACATCATCATGAAATTGCTATTGGCTACGGCCATGTTTGCCTTGCTGTGCACCGGCTCCGCTCTGGCCCAGCGTGATATGGACTGCTCGGACTTCCGCACATGGCGAGAAGCCCAAGAATTCTACGAGCGCAGCGGACCAGGCGATCCGCACAGGCTCGATGCTGACAACGACGGCATTGCTTGTGAAGCGCTGCGGTAGTCAGTAGAGCCCGCGTACCGTCGTTGTGGTCGTTTCAGCTTGCCGATTGCCGACCAGCCGACCGAAGGCACCGGAACTGGCATCAACCTGATCCTTGAATGCGCCGCCCGGGAATAGGCACAGCTCGTCCAGATACGCCTCATTCCATCCGCCCTGAACGAGATAGACATTTCCGGCCTCGCACTGGACCGAAAACGGCTCGGCCCTGGTCACCTTGTCGCCCGTCTCCGGGTCCGCACGAACAACCCAGCCGGCCAGCATCGCCACCATATCGGCCTTTTGCACCTTGCCGGCCTGTCCTGGGTCCTGCGGCAGGCTGATGGTCACATTGGCGCCATCAGCTTCGGCCGTGGCCTTGATGAGCCGGCGAACCGCATTGCCTTCGTCCTGGGTCGTGACAACGTGCCCGACGACATAGGAGCCATCAGGAGCCTTCCCGAGCTTCACGCCGGCCGTTCTGGCAGCCGTTACCTTCTTCGTGGCTGCAAGGTCCCAATGGCGTACCCAGCGCGTCCCCGGAGGCGCTTGCCGGATGATCTTGCCCTCGAACCATTGCCGCTTGAACAACCCGCCTTCGCGCGCCGTAGGGCGCTGCTGATATTGGCCTGCATAGCCGTAGGAGCCCTTGACCACCTTGAGCGCTTCCACGGCCTCCCGGCTGAAACGCTCCGGCAATAGAAGCTCGCCGTCCGTGGTTCGCGGATCGACAAAGCCTATTCGTGTCGGCTCTTGCGGATCGATCATCCGACCACTGGTCTTATACGGCTTCGGATCGTACTCCATCGGCAAGTTGAGATGCACATAAGGCAGCCCGAGCTTGAGGATGATCCCGGCGACGTCGTTCTCGTGCAGTCGCTGCATGATGACAACGATGGCCGACCGCTCCAGATCGTTGAGGCGGTCCGAGATGGATTCGCGAAACACGCGCACCGCATTGGCACGCTCGACATCGCTCTCCGCCGTTTCGGTCGAGTGCGGATCGTCGATGATCACCCGATCCCCACGGCCGCCGGTCATGGATGCAAACGGCCGCCCTTCCCGACCACCCGACTTCGTGTTCTCGAACTTGCCCTTGGCGTTCTGATCGGACCTGAGCTGCACTTCCGGCCAGAGCGAGCGATACCACTCGCTTTCCACCAGCCTGCGCATCTTCGTGTTGTCGCGCATCACGTTGTCCTGGGAATAGGACGACGCCAGATAGCGCATATGGGTCAACTCGGCAGGTCCCCACTCCCATGCCGGCCAGAGCACGGAATGGAGCAGCGACTTCATCAGACCCGGCGGGCAATTGGTCAGGAGCCGCGTGATCTCACCCCGGCTTACCGCCTCGAGATGATCAGCCATCGCTTGGAGCGGCCAGCCCCAGACCAGATGGGCCTTGGGCTCAAGGATCGGCCAGGCATGGCGGACAAACCCGGCCAGTGTCCGGCACTCCTCTCGAATGCGCTCGGCGTTCTGCTCTACATCACGTCGTTGCTTTTCAGCCCTACGCCTCTCCCTCTCCGCCCTGATCTCCGCCAGCGAGGGCAAGCGGACCGAGGATGGATTCGAGGCGGTCGAGTTCATCTTCACTCAGCTTGGTAAGGTCATAGGTGCCGATGGAGCCGGAGTGCTTCATGGCTTGTGGGGCCTTGCCATAGCCGCGATCAAGAATGGAATTGGCCGCCGAAACCCGAGCCGCTTCACTCTCACCCTTTTTGGCGATGGTGATGAGCACCTGGAGCGCATCGCTGGCGTGTTCCTTGGCCAGCGCCGCCAGTTCACGCTTCTGCTTTGATACGGCGCCCGGTTTACGTCCTGCACCGGGCCTCTTCCCGCCGCGCGGCATCTATGATTTCCTTTGATTGTTAAATGGTGGGGGAATCACTATGGCCGATACCTTTAAGCCCGGCGATGTTGTTGAACTGAAATCCGGCGGGCCGAAAATGACCGTGACCCAGGTGGGCGAGAACTGGGGAAAAGAAACCGTTTGGGTTGCGTGGTTTGACGGCAGCAAGGAACAGCACGGAACTTTTGTCCCGGAAGCGCTTAAGATTGCAGATTAAGCCCTGATAATGCTTGGGCACCCCAGCGTTGCCGTCTTGCCCTTGGCGAGAGCCTGGGCGAAGCTCTCATGACATTGGTTTGAGATGGCGGACATGGCTGACGTCAAATTCTTTTATAAGTTCCGCCAAACCTCACCAACACCGGCTGGCCGATGGGTGGTTTGCGGCCCCTTTGACACCCGTGAAGCTGCGGAGATTGATCGCCGACGTAGCAAGGCGTGGGATTGCGAACTCACGACCCCGTTCGCAGCAATCTCGAAAGAAGTGGCCGAAGATGAGCCGCCTACGAATTGAAGGCGCATATGCTTTGCGTTCTTGAGTGCCGCCATAGGTCTGCTTCAAGTTGGTGGGTTAAAGGCCGACGATTTGGACGTGATTGACCACAAACCAGATTGCGAACCCAATACCACCGACTATCATCAGCGCGAGAGCAGCAATACCGATCAAAGCGAGATAGAACAGTGGCCGAAGGTCAGGGAAATTGTACGGACCCATCTCGCTCTCCTGTGCTCATAAAAGAATCCTGCCGGCCAACCAGCCATCTGCGCGGAGGCGGATAAATCGGGGCTGGCGCATGGCCCCTGTCTCTCTGTGAATGGGGCTAGCGAACGACAACGGGAACGAGCGTGCCTCCACGCGATTGTTGATGAAGGTGCTGCGCGACAGTGCCTCAACCATCCAGCAGGAGGAACGCATGTCTTTCAAAACTCTCATATCACCGATTGCCTTGGCGGCCGCTATGACGCTCAGCACTGGCGCGCTCGCTCAGACCATGGTCGGCGACCAAGCCGTCACTGACGAAGACCTTCCCGCCGTGTCAGATCATTGCCAGATGCTGGCCGCAGAGGGCGAAGATGCAGCAGGGGCTGATGCGGCTACCGACGGTGCAGCCGAGGATGATGCAGCCGCTGACGACGCGAATGATGATGGCGATGCAGCCGAGGACGACACTGCCACCGACGGCATGGCAACCGATCCAGAAATAGCAGCGCCGGGCGACACGATGGCCGGCGATGCAACCATCGACTTTGACGCCATAACACTCGCAGAGTGCGCCGAGGCTGGGCTGATATAGTCTCTGACAATGGTGAGGCCGCCCCGAGGGGCGGTCTTTGATTGTGAGGGATCGAGCTTTCAAAGACGTTGGTTTGGGAGAATGGGTATGCGTTTCAGCTTCCCGTATAGCCATGCTTTCCATGGAGGACGGATCGGCGTTCATGACGATGGCCAACCGGGCCCCACCTGTACCGTCGAATTTAGCGACGGCTCGGCGGTTATCGGCCAGTACGCCTCTGAGGGCGAAGACTTGATACTCTCCGTGCCAGAATACAGAACAGCCAAGGGGACGACAGTCAGAGCACGGACCTGGAAGATCGCTGGGTCGAGCGATGGTGTCTGGCGAACGATGCGGACGTGAACCTCTCATCTCTACCAGCGCAGCATAGGAAGGCACGGAGATGGATTTCTGATATACCAACCAAGGTCTTTTGGCGTCGCGGCGTCCTATGCAGCGAAGGAGAACACGATGTCCCGCTACATGATCGCCTTAATCGTCGCGATGTCCGCTACCACAGTCCATGCTCAAGACTTCAACTTCACGCCAGGCTGGGCAAACACCTACAACTTCAACCGGCTGAACTCAGGAAGCGGTGGAGATAGTGAACCGCCAGAGCTTGAGCTTTGCCGTTTCGATATGCTCCCCAAGCTGAGCAGGAGCGCCTTCATGAGAATGCGCTTGCGCTGATCGCCGAACACGGGGAGGAAAAGGCAGCACCTCTCCTCGAGCAGCAGTCAATCGAAGCCATCGCGCAGATGGTCGAAAATGGGTTGTGTCGAAGCGAGTAACTTGAGGACGAGCCGTTGAGCCCAAGTGAGCTTCTTGCCTCTGGGTAGGCCATAAATGGAGAAATTTAATGATCTTCGGCGTGGTTGGCTTCTTTGTAGTGGTGGTCGTCCCATCTGTATTCGCAACGCTGCCGGTGGCTTTGGAGCCACTCGTGATGCCTGTAGTCTTGCTGGTGGGTTAAGCGACCGCCCTCGCCCGTCGCCTCAAACTGAATCGCTACTGCTTTGCCGCGCCCTTGCCGACACACACCGGCCGGCCATCTACCCAGCCACAATAGCTGAGCACTTGGTCGCCGTGCTTCTGGCCGAAGGCCGCACCCTCGAAACCGCATACCTCACAGAAGTATATCGGCGCCATGGGCGTTACGGTTTCATTGCCTCGCGTCATTGCGGGGCCACAGGGACGAAATTCAGTAGGCATGGCGAATGCCATAGCATGAGTCTTTCCCATTTCACCGAGGAACGAACGCTACCGACGCACGATTGATCTTGTGCTGCCACATGGCAGTTCAGTTCTCGGAAGGAACGCAAGATGCCCAACCAGGATAAACGCGGCGACCACAAGCAAGATGGCAAATCCGGCCAGCAAGGCCAGAGGGGTACCGAAACCCAGCAGGGCAAGGGTCGCGACGACAATAATCAGGGCGGCAAGCAGGACGACAAGGGTGGTCAGCGGCGCTGATTTACCCGTCCTTGGAGGGTCGCCCTCGACCCTCCATCCAGCGTGTGGGCGTTCTTGGTATAGCTCCAGATAAATCGACAATCGCAACGCATTTTAGCGATTGTTTTCGGACCGGGTTAATGACTGCGGTGCTATCGGCCGCGCTATGCAATCAATGGTTGAACGACGATCTGAACAGCGGGAAAATCCCGTATTACGAGGCCCCGCAGTGATTATTGCGGGATCAGTCAGCGTCGAGATCTCCATTTTGAATACTTCTCGCGAAGGGCTGATGATCCGGGTGCCGGCGAATGCCGCCGTCCCCGCAACCTTCACCCTAAAAATTGGCGATTACCTGCAAGCCTGCCAGTTGGTCTGGAGGCACGGGAAGCTCCTGGGCGCACGCCTCGCAGTCTGAGCTGGTGCCGGACCTCCGCCGCCCGTCTGGCATCTGCTTGTTCATTGCAGAGGGCTCCGCTATGTTCCTACCGAAACGGGGGCCATACACATGCCGAACAAAAACCGATCAGTTACCGTCACCATCCGATCCGGCAAGGACGGTCATTGGGTCGATTGGTCCAAGGACGGCGAAACCGGGTCGCTTGGACCTTATCAAGAGGTTCGGATGGCCGAAGACGTCAGAGAAGCCAAAGAGCACGAGCTGACGGAAAACGAAGGCCACATAGACGAAGTGTAGCCAACGCGATGGGTTCACTCTGCGTTGGCAGAACTGCGGCTGGCGGCTATGAGTTGCCTAATCTGCTTCATTAGCAAAGGGCCGGTCAGCGAGGCTGTGGAATAGCCCTCGTGATGGAGCGCTTGCTTTATCTCGCCGAGGGTCGCATAGCGACCGGTCTTTGCCAGATCAAAAGCTCGCTCAAGTGCTGTAGGTCTGAGTGTCATACCCGCAGTGTAGCAATATACTGGCGCACAACACCAGCTTGCCTATGCACTACCCTGATTTGGCCCGTTTGCAAGCGGGCCAGGTCAGGCCAGCTCCCTCATCTTCACAGGATTACCCTCGTCATCACGAACGATCTTTAGCTATAGCACGAGTCTGCGAAGCCCTGCTCACTTCGGCTTGGTTGCAGCCCATTCAAGAAACGCATCGAGCGCCGGGCAAAGCGCCTGCCCCCATTCTGATAGACGATACTCAACCCGAGGTGGAACCTCGGGATAAACAGTCCGCCTCCATCTGCCGGAGTTGCTGCGAGAGCATTTTCTGCGAAATCTCGGGGATACCTCGCTCAAGCTCGGAAAAGCGCATCACCCGGCCGCCGAACAGGTGAAAGAGGATGACCAACTTCCAACGGCCCTCGATCAGCTTTAGCCCGGCCTCCACCCCCGCGGCGGCGGTTTCAATGGTATAGCGATCAGGCGCCTTACCGGTAGGTGCGTACCCCACTTTGTCGTGCGTTCTTGTCATAACCGGAGCTTAGCCGCAGATATTTGCGACCACAACGCAAACCGAGGCCCGAGATGACACACAACCTGCCACAGCCCGTTGCCCGATATTTCGCTGCAAGCTCACCTCAAGAGATTGCCGATTGCTTCACCGACGACGCCGAGGTCTTCGATGAGCGGCGCACCCATCATGGCCGGCGCGAAATCCTTCAATGGCGAGAAGAGGTCGCCAAGGTCAGCTTTGACCAAGAAATCATATCTGTCCGCAGCGACGGCGCCACATACTTGGTGAAGTGCCAGGTTTCGGGCGCTTTCCCTGGGAGCCCCATCGAACTCGACCACTCGTTTGTCTTGGCCGGCGATAAGATCGGCTCGCTTCGCATCGAGTGACGAAAGCATGCCTTAAACCGCGCCACCTGAGTAGGTGACGCGGCAATTCAACCTAAATCTGTCAGGTGGTGGTACTTCGCGCCATGTCGAAGCGGCCAGCGGAGTAGCGATCATGCTCGAAGGCGCGGGACACGAAGGCCTTGAAGCGCTGCATGGCAGTGGGCGTCTTGGCATCGCGTGCGGCCCGGTCGAGTTCCATGCGGTCGCGATGGTCGAGCAGATCGAGGCGCAGCACTGCCGACACGAGGCCGGTGAACAGCGACACGAACAGGCCAAGGAGCGCGGCGAAACGGGAACGACGCATTAGGCAGTCCTTTCGATGTGGGAGAGTTTGGCTGAAAGTTCGTCCAGCCTATCGAGAACACGCGAAGAATTGCCTGATTTGCGCAACGCTATCAAACGGATGATTGCAGGCCGTGAGAAACTGGTTCAAATGCCCATAGCCGTTTCGATGGCTTCGTCCCTGCACTTGGACCATGCCTGATCGAGACGGCGCCAGAGCGATACCGCGCTCAATCGTGCGGGGCTGCCCGGTGGAAGGGTCCAGTATGTTTGATATGCGGGCTTCTTCGCAATGATCTTTCGAGCCCGGCGTTTGGCGAGATTGTAGGCCGCCTTGTTCCTGCGAGAAACCTGCTGCCAATGGGTGGCGCACACCCACTCTTTGAAGCCGTGCTCCGCCTTCGTGGTGCGCCTGCACCCAGGAACGCAGCACGGCATGCGCTCTCCTACCACGACGCCAAACCCGCACGGTTCAACTGCTTTGCGATTGTGGCCGCAGCAAAGTCCCTGTGCAAGCGGAACGTGGCCTCTGGCATGCCGAGCCACTTCGCCACGTCCCTGCCGCTGTAGCGCCTCGCCTGCCCCTGCACGGCAGCGATGAGCACCTGTCGGTGATCGGGATATGCCTTCACCGCGCCATTTAGCCAGCCGGGCATACCGCCCGAGCCCAGCAACACGATTTCCATCCGGCTGATCTGGAGCGCTGTGGGCTTGATGATCGCCTTGAGCCGACCTTGGTGGATGTTTCCGGCCAAGCGCTGCTCGGCGATATCGATGGGCTCCAGCATGTATTCGGGCCAGGCGGCTTTCATCCGCTTGTGGCCCACCCTGCCCTGAACTGCATTGAGAACGCGGAAGGCTTCAGCCAGCGCTTGCCGGACGGACTTGGCGTCCCACTGCTTGGTGGTGGTGCGATCGAGAACGGCGTGCATTACGCCTCCTTGCCGGACGCTACGCGGGCTCGGACGTCTTCCGCGTGCCTCTGCCCGCTAATCGTGAGTTGCCACACGACATGGCGACCGTGCCTCGTGAAGTCGATGTACCCGGCCTTCCGCCACTTCTGGATTGTTCGGTCAGCTACCCGGTAAATCGGGCCATGGCAGTCACCGCCATGCAGGTCTTGGAACTCGAACGGCTCGCCTGTGGCCATCCGCACTTCAACGCGTGCAATAAGTTCAGTATTCATATGATCCTCTTGTCATAGCTCCAAAATGGCTCGGTACATATCGTCCTGGGCGACCTGCACCAGAACGCGCCGGCAAAGTTCCGGCATGTCGATTTCGCGATTGCGGGCCTCATCGGCCAGCATGGTTCGGTGCCGACCGGCCAGCATCACCTTGACCGGCTTGTGCGTGTGCTCGCCCTCGCTGACCTTGAAGCCCCACTCGCTGAACATGGCGGTGATCAAGTTCGGAGTGCTGCCGTCGTTTAGGGCATTGCAGATCGCCGCCGCGGTCATGCCCTGCCCGGCCATAACGCCGATCCTGAAGGCTTTGCGGTTGCTCCAGCGCTCGGTGAACAGAGGATGCCCAAGCCGCTCCTCCTCGCGCCCGAACATGCCAAGCTGCACTTCTTCAGAACGGCGGTTCATCTAATGCCTCCGCCAATTCGCGTTTTACGTCCGCTGGAAGCTCAGGGGCAGGCTCTGGCGCGGGTTTGACAAACACTCGGTCCTCTTTGCCCGTCCACCAGATCAGGCCCTTCTCGCCTTCCCTGAGCCCGCGCTCGTTGTCGCGATCGATAAAGCCGGCGAGCTGGAGCTTCTTCCCGGCATCGGCAACTATTCGGCGCAACTCTCCGGCACGCTTTTCAGGCTCGCTCTCCGGCGCCTGATAAGTCCACTTCTTGCCCATCTCCGCCATGAAGGCCTTCCATGAAACGACGTGGCGACCCTTGGGGCATCCGGTGACGCCTACCGGCGCCGGTTCGCCTTCCCGAGCAATGACGTCGCGCAAAGTTTGGAGCACCAGTGCCTGATTGAGGCTCAGTCTCCCGGTCTTGGTCTGCTCGTCATCGTCACCGTCGGGCTGGTCGACCACGCACGTCGTGATGGGCCGGTTGAGATCGTCGAATCCCACCACGACCTGGCGCAGCACGAACGGGATAGACCCACCGTTCTCGCCATCCTTGTTTTTGTCGAGCCGCATGCGACGGATCTTGCGGCCGTTGCGGTCTGTCTTGTCGCCGCTCTCCACCATAATCACATTGGTCAAGTCGCCGGTCTTGGAGCCGTGCCCACGAAATCGGCCCTGTGCCGAGAGGTGATCCACCACCATGACCGTGCATTGGCACTCTTCTGCGATCCGCTCGATCCGGTCGATGACCTTGCCCATATCGAGGCCGCTGATCTCGTTCGCCCCGCGCGTGGCCTTGTTGAAGGTGTCGATCACGATCATGCGCAAGGGCTGCTCGTAGTGCTCGGCCCAGGCCTTCGCCTCGGCAATGAGCGTGTCCGTGTCCTTGTCGTCGACAAAGAGGTTGATCTTCTTGGGCAGGATCAGCATCGGCACGCTGGCCGGGTCTTCGATGCCCTTGTCCTGCATGTAGCCCTGGACGCGCTTCATGAAACCACGGTCGCCCTCGCCCGTCTGGTAGACGACCAATCCTTGCATCACGTCTCTGCTCCAGAACTTGCGGCCCGTGGCAACGGCAAAGGCGAGCTCGATCATCAGGAACGATTTGCCGGATTGACTGAACCCGGCGAACGCGGCCGAGCCGCCGAGCTCAATCATGTCCTGCACCAGCCATTGGTGCTTCTTGGCTTCCTGGCCGACGTTGGAGAGGGTGACGGCGCCGAGCCTTGATGCCGGCGGCTTCGGCTTCCAATCCGGTAGGCCGTCTATAATGCGCTGGAACTCATGTGCCGTACCGCCCGCTTCCACCCAATTGCTCAGATCGTGCTTGGCCGGGAAGTTCGGGACGTGATCGGCGAAGTTAAGGATGCGGATGCGGCGGGCGATGCCCTTGAGGCTCTTCGCCTTCGCCTCGCCGGCAGCGATACCCACATCGTCGTTATCGACCGGGATTACGACGTCGGCGTCTGTAAACAACGCGGCAAGCTCTGGCGTCCAGCTTTTGGCCCCACCCGAGTTGGTCGAAGCGTCAAAGCCGAGCTCGACCGCCGTGTCCGCGTCTTTCTCGCCCTCGGGCAACAGGATCAGCCGGCCCGCTTCGATGGCGAGCTCGAGCTGCTGGTGGCGATAGATCGTGTGGCCAATGCCGTCGAGGTTCCAGACGACATTTCCGGCGGCGTCCTTGCGCCTCTGGCGAAAGGTCTTGGCGACCTGCCCGTCCTTGCCCAAGCGCCAGGAGCCGTCAGGCAGCCGCCATTGGAACCGCACGACTTGGTACAGCGGATTTCCGTCGGCATCGGTGTAGGTGTAGCCCTTGACCGCGACCTGCTTGGCTCCATCGTCGTCAGCGGGGCCGTGTGGCGACCGCTCTGGCTCATGGCGGATCTCAGGCGCGCTGCTACGCTCTTGGCGCTCCTGCGGCTTATCACGTTCTGCGATAAAGCCCTCGCGCTCCAGCCATTCGATGGCCGCCCCTTTGTCATCGCCAAGCCCGAGTTCGTTCTGAACTAGCTTGATGGTGCCGCCGCCGGCGTCGTTTTCAAAATCGTGCCACGTTCCCTTGTCGAGATTGACCTTCTTGGAGCCGTTGTTTCCCCAGCGCAGTTCGCTCCCGCGCTTCTCAGACGGCTTGCCCCAGAATGATTCCGCGACCGTTTCGATGAGAGCGGCGAAGTCGGCGTCAGCCATTGGCCGCCCTCCGCTGGCCCTTGCCACGCAATCCACCTTCCATCTCCAGCGATTTGAGCGTCAGCGCAGCCGCATGAAGGCTTTCAGCGCGAGCCCGCGCCGATACGGCCTGTCCGTCCTTCCGCTGCTCGTGAAACCACGCGGCATCGTCGGCGCCCTGTGCCGCCTTCTCAACGGCGATCCTCTGCCATTTGATCGGGACACTCACGACCGGCACCTGTCCATGATCTCGTCGCAGATGGTTTCCAGTACGTCCCGGTCCCGATCGAGGAAGGGATTGGGGCGGGCGCGGTGATGGGTGTCCAGATCGCGGTCTATCCGGCGCACGGCGCGGCGGAGGACCTGGACCTTTTCGGTGTCGTCGGGGGCGTCGAGGCAGAGCGTCATGCCGGCACCCTGATGCGAATCATTCCTGTGGGCACATTCGTTCCGGCCTCGGCGAAGCTCGCCACCGGCAGGTCGCGTTTCCTACGGTTGAATTCGCGCATGTAGGCGGCATTCTTCTTGAGCCGAGCGGCCCGTTCCTCTGGGGTTTCTCTCGCCCAGCGCTGGCGCCGCTTCTCGTTGTGCCGCTTGCGCCTCTCGTCTTTGGTCAGAGCCGATGGAGCCAAGGAGCGGACGTAACCAACATCGGTTTCAGTCACGACACGGAAATGCCATCCGCGCTCAGCGCAGAAGGTGCGAGCCGCTGCGAACTTGGCCACGTTGAGTGGCAAACCTGTCATTGCGGAAGGCTTGATTTCCTCAATGGCGGTCGAGCCATCCTTTGATGTGACGATGAGGTCGGGGACATAGCGTCGCACTTTTCCTTGCGGGTCGGTATATCGAATGCGATGCGGGCATCGACCCCAATGCAAAACGGCGTCGTCTGCGTCGAGCTGTCCCATGCGCAGGAACTCAAGGCTGGATTCCGCGAAGTTTCGTTCCCCGGTCTTTGCGCTCGTGTGCCAAAGCCTGGATGAGGACCGTGACCGAGAATGCCCTCTAGCAATAGCGAGGGAAGCCGCTTCACTCATGTTGCGGATCACGCCGGCGGCAACGGCCCATTCTTTTACGGTGAAGGGCTTCAGCCCCATCTTCTCCGCTGTTGCGGCCGCGCTTAGACCACCAGCATAGAGTGCTAACGCCTCCATCCGAACGCTATCTGCATAGGTCGCGCGTCGATTGCGAATTGGCACTCCCGCCGCCTTGAGCCAACGCTCGACTGTCTGCCCTGTTACGCCAGCAGCTTTCCCCGTCGCATTCATAGACGCGCCGGACTGGTAAAACTCGATTGCCTCTTCCTTACGCATGCTTCACCACCTTCAGCATGCCGGTCGTTACATTCGTACCTGCTTCCGAGAACGAACCGACTGGTAGGTCTCGCCAAACTCCGTCAGGAAAGTCTTTGTCGATCAGGCCATGATCATATTTTGCAGTCGCGGGGAGAATGCTCACCAGCACCCCGCCGGGCTTCAGGAATGCGAAGGCGTGCTTGACGTGGCGCATGTACAATTTTCCGAAAAACGGCGGGTTCATCACAACCGTGTCGAACTCGGCGCGTGGCGGCTGTTCGAGGAAATTTCCCGTAACGACGCTATGACCTTTTGCCTTGGCCTGGGCGGCGCGACCGGCGTGGTATTCGATGCCAAGAGAGATGTGACCACGCTTGCGCAGGGCATCGAGGATGCGACCGTCGCCACATGACGGCTCCAGGATGCGCAACGGAGCCGGCGGGTTGTAACGCCACTCAGGCAGGTTCCAGACCCCGGCGAACTCCATGGCCGCATCAATGGCCGCGTCGGGCGTCCAATAGAACTGGAGGTCTTTAGCGACGGCAGTGCTTGGTGCTTTCTCCGGCGCGTCCGGGTCAACGTCGGGCAGGACATCGCCGTAAAACTCGGCGAGGCCACGGTTGATATCGAGCAGCGTGTGCTCATCGAAAATGACGTGGGCATTGCCGTTCTTGAACTTGCGAACCTTGAGGCCGCGCAAATCGGCCTCGCCTTCGCTCGCCGTGAAATACGCATGAAGCTTGTCGACCTCGGCAAAGTCATCATGGTCGACAAGAGGTTCGCCGCGGTAGGCGGCCAACGCATTGGCGATATCGCGCACCTTATCTCGACCGTACGATCCATAACCGCCAAAGCCGGAAATGATGACCCGCTTGGGCAGACCTTTGACGCCGATCTTGACCTTGCTGTGGGATCGATACGCCGGATCAAGGCCGGCGAAGGTTTCAGCCAGGCCGCGCAAGATATGCTGGCGAGGGTTTTCCAGGTAGGGCCCGAAGGTAGCTCGAGCATTGTCGAGCGTCAGCGGCGGCGGGGCCTCTATGGTGCGCTCAAACAACCGCTTATCGTTAGCGCTTGCTATCCGCTCGATCTGGAGCCGGTTATAGAGCGCCTTCCAGCCAGATTTGAGCAGGTTGCTCCGCAGGTGGCTTTCGTGGACATAGCCGCGGTCGATCGCCGACCCCACGTATGTGCCCATGACGCAGCCGGCGGTCTCGATGGCAGTCTTGGCGTCCTCGAACGCCTTGACGGCGTCAGCAACGGCGGCGTCCTTTTCCTCGTACTCTGAAATGATGTCGAGAGCGGTTCTCTGAGGGGCAATGGCGTTCATGCTACGCCTCCATTAGCGCCGGGCGGGCCTTAATGGCCTTCCGGTAGTCGAGTTCTGGGTTTTGCTGAGCGGCCATGTGGCACCACAGCGCCAGGGCATCGCAGCGATCGGGCTGGACATCGCCAATCGAGAGCCAGCCCCGGCGCGCCACTTCGGCCTGCACCAGTGTCTTGGGGTCGCCGCCGAAGTTGCCGCCCTTGCCGATGAAGGTCTTGCGGGCCGTGCTCGACGCAATGAGATGCGCCCTACCCGGCAACTTCGACTTCACAACGCCCCTGAGAACTCCCTGGAGGCCCAAAAGCATTGCCTGTGACGCGGAGTTGGTGAACCCGCCGCCACTGGCCTTGATGGGGGCCTCTATGGCCACGATGGCGGGGTTGAGAACCGCCATCTGCCGGTGCAGCCAGATCATGCCGGTGCGAAAAATGTCGTCCTCGGTATCGCCTTCGCGCTTCCAAGGCTCGAAACCGCTGATTGGCTTTTCGGTCGGCAGACCGAACGCCCATCCGGTCACCTTGCCGCTGACATCGAGTGCGAGGATCGACAGGCCGTCCATCAGTTCAGCACCGTGCTCGACGCCATTTCCTCAAGGACAGCATTGCCCTCGGCCTGCTCGGCTTCCTCGCGCTCCTGCGCTGCTTGCTGCTCGGCCCGAGCCGCAGCTTGAGCGCTATTCTCGCCCTCTCTCGGCGTCAGAAAACTGAATTGGCCAGCGGCATCAGCCCACAGCTCGACCATCTCTTCGGGCACGCCCTGGGCGATGCGCTGCATCTGGCGCTCGAGTTTGCGCGTCTTGAGCGAGGCGTTCAAAATCTCGCTGGGGATTTTGAGCTCCTGCTTGGCCATCTTCTTCTTGCGCTTCTGCGCTTCGCGGATTTTGGAGGCTTTGCCGCGAGCCGACGCCATGATCGTTTCGATCTCGTCGTCCATGCCCTCGATCTCATCGATGACGGCCTGAAAATCTTCGTCTTCATACAGGTTTGAAAGCTGGGTCATGCCAGTTCGGGCTCCTGTGCGGGGGTGGAGATGGTGGGAAGATCGCGGCCGGCCTCGATGCAGTCGAAGCACACGATGCCGTCACAGGTCGGATCGACCTCGTGCTTGCCCTTGGGCTCGTCGCAGCTAGAGCATTCGCCGACATAGCCGCCGGGGAACGTGGCGTAGAGTGCGGCTTGAAGCTCGTGGACGGCCATCAGAGGTTCGACGGCATCCTTGTAGGGCAAGCGTTGGAGGGCGCTGGTGACCGTGGAGATGTGCAGGAGGGCGTCTGCGGCCTGCTTGGGGGTGAGAGCGGTCTGGACCATTACCGCCCCTCTCCGGCTTCCAGAGCCGCGAGCTGCTGCGATGCCCGAACGACGGCCCGGTGCGCTTCGCTGCGCTCGATGGCAAGGCCATTGATGTGCTGCTGAATGGCGAGCATCTGCGCCTCGCCATCATCGATTTCGGCGTCGAGACGGTCACGCTCGGCCAGCATCTCGCCGTAGGTCGTTTTTAGCGCCTCGCGCATGATCGTGCGGTCCACGCTCTCCATGACGCGGAAGGCGTCGGCATGGGCCTGGATGGTGTCGGCAGTCGTGTGGGCGTTCATTGATCGTCTCCGATCTCGTTAGCGGCGATCCGAAGCTCGGCGGCCTTGTTGATGTGATGCGCGGCGGTCACCGCGTGGCTGCTCGCGGCCTTCCGCCATCGCGTCCGCAACCAAGAGCGCACGGACCTCGGCAAGCTGCGTCTCAAGCTCAGCAATCCGCGCCTCCAGAGCCCGATCCGCTTGAGCGTTGGTTTCGGCATGGGCCTTCTCCTGTGCCCTGATCAGGGCTCTGATTTTCTCGACTTCCTCAAAGCGGGGCCTCGCGGTGCGCTCGCCTTCGTAGAGGGATTTGATGCGACGCCGGCCCATGCGGAGCATTGAGGCCAGCTTGTCCTTGCGCCACTCATCGGTGGTCAGTGGCCACTTCGACCGGGCAAAGGTTTTCAGTTCGACGGCGAGAGCTTCTGTCAAATCGCCCTCCTGCAATTTGGGGGAGATACCCAATTATTCGTCCTCATTTGCTGGTATTTCTTGATCCAACGAATGAGGAACGACGAAAGGATTACGTGATGAAGCGCAGCGCACCGGACGCCAATCAGATGATGCTGCCGCTCGAGAAGTGGATTGCGGAGGAGCGCACGCGCTCCAACGCCTGCCGCCCGATAGGTGAAATCACCGCGGGTATTATCGATAAGGTCGGCCAGAGGCGCCGGGAGGTTGGGGGCAACGCCTCTGGCCTTAATCGCGGCGGGGAGGAGGAAACGCCGCGAAAGGAAACTGGTCCCAGACTGACCGGCGCCGAAACGCCGGCCAGCCATGCAGGGGCAGTCAGCGAAGGTGGGGGAACCATCGTTGACTTCCTGGCAGCGGGATTGCTGCGCAGGCGTATGGGCGCGGACGCTGGGTGCGTCATGGTCGCGTTCATATGTCTGGACAGCGAGCCGGTTCATGCGACCGGCTCCGGAGATGACGTTTGGATACCGTTTTGAGCGAGGCCGCTCTCGGCAATGGCCTTGAACATGGCGATGTCTTCGGCCTCTGGAATGGCAGGCCGGAAGCCGGAGGCGGAAAATTCCTCACCCGGATATTCGGCAAAGACCAGCCAAACATCCTCTTCATCAGCTTCGACCGCCGCGATAGCCAAGACGTCACCGAACTTAGGAAGCCCAGGAACAGCGATGTCCCGCGTATCGTCGGTTTGCCAGTCGCGGCGAATGACGCACACGACGGATTGCCCGACTTGGGCCCACGGGTACTTCATGCCCCTACCCTCCCCATCACGATTGCCATGAGCACGACCACACAGATGCCCATGCCGAGGCCGGCGAAGATTTGGGCGCGCGTGGACCGGCGGCGGAGTTCGGAAGCGCGGGCGCGGTTATCAGCGGGCATGGCCAGCCTCCATCAGCTTGCGGCCAAGGGCGGAGCGCTCAAAGATCGGGTCACCCAATGCGCGCTGCATTGGCGTCCGCGTATCGGCCGGCACTTCCCGCAACAACCGCTCACCGTCGATCTGGGCTTCATCCCGCATGACCGAAGCGTGCTTGGATTTGCTGACGTTGTTCCGCTTCCGGGCCAGAGCGTTGCGGTGCGCGCGATATTCCGGATCGACGGCCCGACGTATGGCTTCGTGATGAAGGCCGAACTGTTGTCCTATTGCCCTCCAGGACATGCCGGAGGAGCGCATTTCATTGATGCGGGTGATCTGGGAGGGGTTCATTGCCCGTCCCCTTCGCCTGATCCGGAGAGCTCGTACCGATTGATGTCAGATATCGCCTCATCGATCAGATCGCGCAGCGCCAAAAGCGTATTGCGGGCATGGAGGGCCGAACGACCTGCCATATACGGGCCAGCCGGCGGCAGGGCATCTTGCGGTGCCGCTTCGACATCATGGCCGCGCATACCGGTTTTGACCTCGGCGACACGACCGCCGTTGATGCCGAAATATGCGGCGATGTCATGCTGCCGGTCGCCTCGTTCCAGCATGCCTTTGACGATCGCGATTTCCTGGGTGTTGAGAGACATGGATTCAGCCTTCCGCTTCCGCGCCCCAGGCGTCCCATCCGTCGCGCTGCGCCCGAGCGAACATCTCGAGGCGAGGCACCGTGGGGTAAAGGCGCTCAATGATTTCGTGGAATTGCTCGGGCTTGGCGCTGTGTGCACCAACCGGTGCCGATATAGCGCTCTCGGGCTGCGTTCCTGGCTCGGGCGCGGGAATCCCGCCACGGGTGCCGATCAACAAAAGCTCATGCTTGTTGCGCGCCCAATAACCAGTGCCGAGGCGATCCTTCACCCAGATCAGGTGCGACTTGTAGGTGAAGCCCCAAGCCTGCATGACGGACAGAGCTTGCGGCAACATCGGCGCAGTGGCCCAGAGGAACAGGACACAATCACTCGCCGAGGGCACCGAAAGGGCCTCGATTTCATCGAGGGTCATCGTCGGATAGTGGTTGTCTGCGGCCCGGTCCATGCCGGTGGTTCGGCTGTAGGGCTCAAAGCGCCAAGGCGGATCGGCGAGGATCACGCCATACCGCTGTTCGCCGAGGCGGGAGGCGGCTGCCCGGATATTCTCCGCAAGCGCAGCTTCCTTTTGCTGCCGGGTCTGGCCTTTGGCCGCTGCCTTCTCAGCGCGAATAGCCTTGGCCCGCTCAAGGATTTCCTTTTCGCCACGAGCAACGATCTCGACCTGTTCGGGCTTTGGCAGCGTGGCAATCTCGGCGGCTGCGGAAACCGAAGCTGTTCCAGAATCGACGGCAGCGACCAGTTCGGGAGCGCCGTCACGCTCGACCTTCCGCGCTGTCTCGATGGAACGTTCCGAAACGCTCAATGCAGAAGCTACTTCGGAAGTCCGCAAATTTGCGGAGTTATCCTCGGCAGGCCTATGCGCCGGCATCTTGGCCAGCCTCGCCGCCACCATCGCCCGCTGGCTTTCCGTCAGATGCCGGCGCTTGAGATTGAGGCTTATGACGAGCCCGAGCGGGTCATCGCCCTCGTATTCGACGCGCGGATACGCAATGCCCAGCTCCCGCGCAGCCATGTAGCGATTGCGACCGTCGAGGATCATGCCCTCGTGGAAAACAATAGGCTCACGGACGCCGTGCTGGCGAACGTCCTCGACCAATTCCTTGAAGGCCTCGCCCTCGATCCAAGGAAAGATGTCGGCATATGGATGCCATTTCGCGCCGTCCTGCGGGACAGATTCGTGCATTACCGCGCTCATGCGGCTGCCCTCGCTGCTGGAAGGTCCTCGACCGGGATGAACCGCCAGCCATGGGACAACGGATCGGACGGGATGGGATCGTGGTTGAGGCGGTAGCGGGCATAGCGACCGCCGGTGTCCTTGGTCAGATATCCGCGCTCGGTCAGCGCCGTGATGACCTCATGGACGCGCGAAGTAGTGGCCAGCTCGAGAAGGCGCGCCAGTTGCCGCATGGAAGGCACCCTGCCCCATTGCGCATGATGCGCGCGGATGACGGTGAGCGCCCTGCTCTGCTGTTTGGTGAGGCCGATCATGCGACGGCCTCGGGTTGTAGGGCGGGACCGAAGACGTCCGGGCGAAGATCGTGCCGAGAAATCCCGGTTGCCGCCTCGACTGCCAAAACGCGATCAGCAGGCACCTGCGTCCATTGCGAAAGCGCGCTGGGCAAAATGCCAAGGCTTTCCGCAAGCTTCAGCCGCCGGCCTCTCTGTTCGTTCAACCATGTGCGAAGCGTTTCCATGCCCCTAGTATTCAGTCTGACTGAAATTCAGTCAAGATGAAATTTTCAGTGGGGCGTTATGGCGGGTAATTTCTGCTCGATCGATAATGGTTTCATGGCCCGCAGAGTCACACCGAACTTCAAACCTGAGCCCCAGCCCTACTTCTTTCGGGCCTGGCGGAAGCATCGCGGCCTGACGCTCGAGCAATTAGCTGACCGCGTGGATATGGCCCCCTCTTCCATCTCCCAGTTGGAGCGAGGCCTACAGGGGTTCACTGACAGCACTTTGGAAGCCCTAGCGCATGCACTTCAGTGCAAACCAGGAGATCTGCTATCCAAGGACCCTGCCGCCGAAGGTCAGGTCGTCGATCTCATGCGTTTGATCGAGCAAAAGGGCGCGCAGGCTAGCGTGTTGGCATTCCTAAACGCGTTGCCGGACAAGACCGGAACTGATGGCGGATAGCTAGGGCTTATCTGGAGGGGGGCATGAAACGACTGATCTTCACAGCGGCTATGATCGCTATATCAGCGCCAGCTTATGCTCAGCAGTACGACGACCCGGCAGTGGCCGTATGTGAATTCATGATGCTTGGCGGCCAAGTCGCACCCCCGGGATACCAGCGCACCAACACATCGATCGACGGATCAACCGTATCCATCGACTACGAAGTCCAAGTCCTGAACATTGCGCCCCGCCAAGCTACATATGCATGCACCTTTTCGGTGAGCGAAGACGGGAAATTCAGCATTGATCGACCCCGAAATCCTGAAGCCGATCTATGTTCCGATGGCCACGAAGCCAGGCTTGCCACCTTTCAAGCCTCGCCGGACGGTTCCGAAGAAAAATATCTCGCCCGCGCGGAGATAGAGCGCTGCCAAAGCATCATGCAAGCGGAACTCGAAGACATGCGCAGGGTGATCAGCGACGTGTTTATGCCGCTGGCCGAAATGGGGTTGATGTCCATCCGGTCAAGCGAGACGGCGCTGAGCGCACCATGACCCCTGCCCGCTACGTCCAATGCCTCGAGATCCTGCGCTGGTCCAACGAGACACTGGCCGAGGCGCTTGGCTGCGATGAAAGCCTGACAGAAGCATGGGCGGTTGGGCTGGCCAAGGTGCCGCCGAAGGCCGGGGCATGGCTTGAGGTGTTGGCACTGGCGCACCAGGCGGCCGAGGGTGGCAAGCCGGCCGGTCTCAAGGGGAAGCGGTTTACCGGGCGGGGCTTGTAATCGCACTATTTGGGGAAGTGATCGATGGTTGAAATCAAGAAAGTAGCGCATCCCAGCGGCTGTTCCATCTTTGTGATGGGGGAATATCATCCGTGGGGGCTGCATAAGCAGCGAGGCGGAGACGGCTCGAACTACCCAACATATAGTGGCAAAATACTCGATCTTAAGGAAGATAAGGAGCCGGCCCTTGTCTACTTTCGAGACATCCTGCGCGAGGTCATAAAGACCAAATATTTTGCCGTTTGCGTGGTGCCTTCACACGATCCGGCTAACGGGCCCGGCGGGATGGCTCACCTCGGGCAAAGGGTGGCCAATGCCATCGGCGCGCTGGACGGCACTTCCTATTTAGTGAGAACCCAAAAGGTTGAGAAGCTGGCTCACGGAGGGCCAAGAGGTATCGACATTCATCTCAACAGCATCACTGTGGAATGCCCCCGCAACCTTAGCGGTAGGCGACTGATGATTCTGGATGACGTTATGACAACCGGAAATTCGTTGGTAGCATGTCGGCAACTATTGCTTGATGCAGGTGCAGATGAGGTTATCTGTGCCGCGATGAGCCAGACTACCTATTAACCCTCTCGATTACATCTTCCGGGGTTTCCAGCACGGCAACCTTAGGGAGGCCCAGAAATTTTGCTGGCCACGAGAGCTTCGGGTTTTCTGCTACCGACTTCATAATAAAAAGCCAGCGGCCGAGTCGGGTGCATTCTGCCGCTTGATGAAGCGTTCCCGAGGTATCCGATGCCTCGACAATGATGCTCGCGTCGGTCAGTTGCGCCATCAGCCTGTTTCTCTTTGGGAAGTCTGACGGGAACGTACGCTGTCCCGGCTTGAACTGCGAAACAAGCAAGTGGTGTTGCCAAATTTCCTGCTGAATATCAGCGTTCTCAATTGGGTAGCTCTTATCAAGCGGCGTGCCTATTACGGCAATGGTCGAGCCGCCAACATCGAGCGCGCCATTGTGGGCGGCTGTATCCACACCCTTGGCGAGACCGCTTGTGACAACGATGCCGGCCTTCGCCATTTCACGCGCAATCCGGCCAGCCCTTCGGACGCCGTCAAGGGAAACGTCCCGAGCGCCGATCACCGACACACCGGGCCTAAGAAGTAAACTGGCATCACCGGCGAGGTAGATTTCCGGCTCAGCCTCTCCGTCTTTTCGAAACAAATCGTTTTGGCCGTCACCAATTGGCCGGCCACAATAATCGAGAAGGTCGCTGAGTTTCGCGATCTGGATTTCCGAAGGTGGCGTGTAACGCGAGCGTGAACTTCGTGGTTGCGCCAACTCGGCGTGGGTGCCCAACAACATCCGCGCCTCCTTCATTACCTGTCCCTCTGATTGACAATTTACCGTGATTCTGCAAACGGCGGTAGTCAAGGGATTTACGCTGATTTCCCGCATTTTCCCGCTACTGCCTCGCATTTCCCTGCGTTTTTCAAATTCAGCTCCGGCACTAGCTCAAACTCTCGCAGCGCCCCGCCCTCCCACCGAAAAAAATTATGCCCGCCCCGGTTGTTCCGAAGCGGGCTTTTTTGAGCGCTAGGCAAAGAGCAAGGGCCGACCCAGCGCTTCCGCTGTGGGCGACAGTTACTGGCGCCGGCCCTACCCCAAAGCGGGACTTGTCCGCCGCAACAGGGTGATCTCGGTGTCTTGAACAAATGCGGCTGTGGTGGGGCTTCTAATCAGAAGACAGGGCCACAGTCTTAATTGGTAGTTAAAATTTCCATTGCCTCTCTTGCCTGGCCATGGTTCCCTCTACGAATAAAGGTTGGGGGAAATCATGAAATATCTTATCGCGACGGTCGCGCTGGCCGCCCTTGTTTCCGGTTGCGCGAAGCGGCCTGAATCCATTGCTCCGGCATATGTATCGGCCCTGCCCTATCAAAATCTGTCCTGCTCGCAACTCGCCGAGGAGATGGCTCGAGTGAATGCGGCCTATACCGTTGCGGCCCAGCAGCAGAATGACGCAGCCACTGGTGACGCTTGGGGCGTGTTCCTGATCGGCATGCCAACCTCAACGCTATCTGGTGCGAACGTGGCTGCCCAAGTTGCCAGCTTGAAGGGACAACAGGAAGCCCTGCACCAATCCGCAGTTCGGAAGAACTGCAATATGGCGGGATAGCCAATCCGGAAGGCGCCAGAATCATCGCTTTTTCGACACGGGCGATAGCCAGTAAGGGGGAGAGATGGGGAAATTGGTCGACGGCGACGATGGCCTGCCGGCGGAGGTCGTGGGCGAATGGTTCGAGGAGAAGCGCCAACTATTATGCGACTATGTCCAGATATCGTCGGCAACCCGAAAGAAGTATCTGCCGCCACCTCAATACCGCGGCGGAGCGACTTACATCGATCTGTTCTGCGGCCCCGGTCGAGTTTTCCTAAAAGCCTCAGAGCGCTTTGAGGACGGAAGTTGCGTGGGAGCCTGGAAGCAAAGCCAGTCTAGCGGCGCGCCATTCTCGAAAATTATCATCGGAGATAACGACAGGACACGTCTTGATGCGGCGGAAGCGCGTCTCAAAGCTTTGGGTGCACCCGTGCAGGCGCTGTACGGCACGGCGGCACAAAACGCGCTTCCAGCAATTCAGAAATCAACTGGCAACGGGCTCAATTTCGCATTCTTGGATCCGTACAATCTGGCCTCGCTCGACTTTTCCATCCTCTCCACGCTGGCCAAGTTACGGCGCATAGACATTTTGGTCCATGTCAGCCAAATGGACCTGCAGCGCAACTTCGATCGGAATGCGGTTCAGGATGTTTCCGCACTAGATATTTTTGCACCAGGATGGCGAACTGGCGCGAATACCGAGCGTGCGCAGAAATCCGCGCGCCAGGCTTACTTTCAGTATTGGCGAGACAAAGTCTCGGGCCTTGGGATCAATGCCGCAACTGATACTCGGCTCGTAACCGGTCCAGGCAATCAGCCTCTTTATTTGCTCTTATTGGCCGCGAAACACGATCTCGCGCACCGATTTTGGCAAACGGTCGCGAAGAAGGACGATGGCCAAGGTTCGCTGAGGCTTTAAAGCGTCGCCTCGGGCATTTCGTCAAAGGTTCGATCGCGGTAGGTTCTACCGGTCGCCTTCTTGTTCCTGCCACCCCACTGCTTGAAGAAAAATGCCGTACCTGCTCTGCGGCAGGCATCGTGAATCTCGTCCACCCACGCCGGGTCCATCGGCCGCGCTTGTGGTCCGCTTTCTCCACCCACGATCGCCCAATGGATATCCATGAGCTCGGCGCCCGCCACACTTCCAATCAGCGGCTCGAATGAGACGAAGCGGACAACCGTCGGCACCTGGCGCAACTCATCGAGGCGCCACAGCACTCGGTCGTCCTCGACACTGGTGCCCAGCCAAACGTTCGGCAGGACCGGGAGATCGGGCACGACTTCCGCCATGCGCTCGGGCCGCTTGGTGAGTATCTGATAGGTGTGGCGCGGCGTGTCGGCCATGACCTGCCAAACTTGGGCAACAAACTCCGCCGGAACGTCGGGATGGAACAGGTCCGACATCGAGTTTACGAAGACATGGCGCGGCCTTTTCCAAGTCGCCGGCACGCCCAGCGCTTTATGGTCGAGCGCGATCTTGCCGGTCCATTTCGCCCGTCCGCCAGACTTTCGAGTAAGCCCTGCATACTTTTCGACGCCCATCGCCTCAAGCCGTGCGGCCATGCGCATGGCATAGCAGTTCGTGCAACCGGCCGTCGCAATTGCGCAGCCTGCCACAGGGTTCCATGTCGAATCGGTCCACTCGATGGTCGTGTCAGCCATGCCGCCCTCCTAAACCGCGAAAACGGTAATTGAGTGATGGTTAAGGTCGAGTATCGCGCCTGTCGGCGCTTTTCTCGCGCGCGCAGCTCTAGGCACAGAGTCAGTGGATAACCTCTAGCTCCTGAGCTTGCGGAAGCGCCTACAGGCGCGCTTCCGATAGGCTTGTTCTCGTGGCCGGCTCGGCATCGGGTGAACCCGTTCGTCGATGGCCGCTATCGCGTCCATCTCCTCACTCACCACCGCTACGACATTGTCCGCACGCTAGCGCGCATGAAAGGGTGCCGTCAATCAAAATTTCGGTATCACTGAAATTCAGCTTGACTGATTATTTCAGTCGTGCTGAATTATTCCCATCGAAGCCCACCCACGAAGACGGTTCGCCAGATCTGGGAGGGAGCAAACGAAACCGATGGGGACGGATATGTCCAAGCTCGACCACCACAAGTTCACCGGCATCTGGGATCGCAACGGCTGGGTCGATGGCGAGATGTTCGCTGCCGATGAAACCGAAAACCTGCACCGCACCCTGGTTCACTGCGACGGCACCGTTCGCGTCAAGGAATATTGCTCCGACGAGGACAGCATTCGGGACGTCACCGAGGATGCCGTTCGGGACGCCTTCAACGATGGATGGCTTGAGGATGATCACCCGCTGGTGGTCGAGCATCTGGGCGAGGTCGAGCCTGCATACAGCGCCGCCGATCAGCGGCGCGAGCTTGGGACATGGTTCTGATGCGTCCGAACTATGACCCTTTTGACTACATCCGTCGCAGCTACAGCGTGCCCGCAAAGCATGGGTCTCGCGTCGAATATTCCGGCGGCGGGAAACTCAAGCGCGGCACCGTAACGGGCGTCGATGGCGCTCACCTGATGATCCGCATGGACGATGAAAAGGTCTCGCTTCCGTACCACCCGACTTGGGAGCTTCGGTTCCTTGATGGCGCGGACGAGGCGCAGAGCAAGGACAGGACATGAGCGAGCAGAAGCATACGCCAGGGCCTTGGCATTATGGGCATGTCGGGACAGAGGCGCTTTGGATCGGCCCTGATTACAACAGAACTCCGGTCGCGCATGTCGATCATGACATGGAATACGCCCGTGACAATTCCAGAGCCAACGCCCGCTTGATCGCGGCCGCTCCGGACCTTTTGGAAGCGCTGAATAGCCTTGTGGCTCTGAATAATGAGCACTCCCCGTTTGGCGGTGAGTTCTATCAGGATCGCCTTGACCGCGCATGGGACGCAGCTCTCGCCGCCATCGCCCGTGCCACCGGAGGCGACCATGCGTAACCACGTCCTCGCCGCCCTCACCCTTGCGCCTGCCCTAGCTCTGGCGTTTGCATGGGCCGTAGAGCAGCGGTTCGACATGCCGATATTGGACGCCCTCGCGGCGCTGGTGGCGTGATGGCTGAGATGCAATGCCCCGCCTCCATGTGCCCGCTGATCGCCAAGGACGGCTCGCCATGGACCGGCCAGTACGCGGCACTCTGCCCCGGCCACGACGACATGGCAACCGGCGGCTGTCCTTGGTGGTCGATGGCCTGCTCCGTTGGCGGAATTCAGCATCAGGTTGACGAGGCCGAGGATCGGGGCGGCATGCACGCGGTCGCGGGACCGAACCAAGTTCGGCGGCTGGCAGGAAAGCCCCGATCCTATGACTGTGAGAAGGCCAGCGTTTGCCGGTGGCAAGAGCAGGCCGAAGCCGCCGGGCGCAAGCTCTGCCCGCCCCGTGATGCCCTATCGCGAGGGCTCGACCCCCGCGTGACGCTCTTCTGAGGCCCGCCATGAAACCTCAACCCAAATGGACCATCGAGCGCGGCCAATGGGTCCAGCGCCCCATGATCCTCACCACTAACCCATTCAAGGAAAACCCCGCCTCCCCAGGTGCGGCCAAAACCGGAGAAGGATGATGACGACAGACACATTGGCACGCGAAGCTCCGGCCCACGGCAAGAATATTTCGCCGTTCGAGGAAATCGTTTTCGAAATCGATGAGCTTTATGCTGAGGCAGCGAATTGGGCCGACGGCACCCCAATCGAGAACCAGGAGCAGTGCGATGCACTGGACGCCCTCGATAAGGCGCTGCTCGCCGCCGACAAGAAGCGCGAGGCGCTGCGCAAAGCCGAAGTCAAACCGCTCGACGATGCCAAGAAGGTCATTCAGGCCCAGCACAAGCCTGTCGAGGCCAAGGTTGCCCGCGCCCGGGACGTGCTGAACGGGCCGCGCTCGGAATGGAAAGCCAAGATTGAGGCGGAGAAACGCGCCCGAGCCGAACAGGCAACCCGTGACGCGGAGGAAGAACGCGCCAAGGCACTTGCGGCCATGCAGTCCAGTTCCGGCGATCTGGAGGCTCGGGAGCGGGCCGAGGAGCAGCTTGAGCTTGCCAAAGAGGCCGAGGCGTTCGCCAAGCGCGAGCAGAAGCGCGCCGATACGGGCAATGGACTGCGGACCTATCACCGCGCTGAACTGACCGATCTTCGTACAGCCATCGGCCACTACTGGAAGGCCCAGCCCCACGCTTTCGAAGCGTTGGTCAATGACCTCGCCGCCAAGGACGTGCGCGCCGGCAAGCGCGAAATCCCCGGCTTCAACATCATCACCGAACAGAGGGCCATCTAGCCATGTCGCACGCAGTTGCCACCATCGAGCAGGGCCGCGCCGTTGCGTCGCCGGCCACCACGTTCTCGAACCAGCAGGTTGAGCTTATCAAGCGAACTATTGCGAAGGGATCATCGGACGACGAGCTCCAGCTTTTCCTCCATCAATGCAAGCGCACCGGCCTCGATCCATTCGCGCGCCAGATTTACGCGGTGAAGCGCTGGGACGCCCAGGCCAAGCGCGAGGTCATGTCGGTGCAGACCAGCATCGACGGCTTCAGGCTCATTGCCGAGCGGTCAGGCGTCTATGCCGGCCAGGTCGGGCCTTTCTGGTGCGGTCCAGATGGTCAGTGGGTCGACGTGTGGATCGATGACAATCCGCCCGTCGCCGCTAAGATCGGCGTGCTGCGCTCTGACTTCTCGGAACCGTGCTTTGGTGTGGCCCGGTTCAAATCCTACGCTCAGACAAAGAAAGACGGCGGCCTGACCCGCATGTGGTCGGTGATGCCGGACGTGATGATCGCCAAGTGCGCCGAAGCCTTGGCATTGCGCCGCGCCTTCCCGCAGGAACTTTCCGGGCTCTACACTGCCGATGAGATGGCACAGGCCAGCAATGGCCGGGAAGAAGCCCAGGAATCGCAGGAAGCTGCGCAGAAGTCCAAGGCTGCGTCGCGGGCCACGTATGAGCGCATCAGCAAGGCAAACCGCGCCTGTGAGACGCTGGACGCTTTCAACAAGCTGTGGGGGCATCCTGCCACCGAAAAGGCCGTGATGGAGCTTCCGAACGACTGGCAGCGCACCATCCTCGACGAGAAGGCCGACAAGTTCTCGGAACTGTCGCCCCCCGAGCTCGAGCAGGTCGAATACGAAACGGCAGGCGCGGACGATTTCCCGTTCGGCGATGACTTTCCCGGAGACAGATAACCGCGCAGGGCGGGTCGGGCGGCTAACAACTCCCGGCCCGGGCGCCGGAGGATAACATGGGCAGAGCAACGCTGATTTTGGTGAACGACAGGCTCCGGGCGAAGGCCTTGGATTGGGTGCGCCGCGCCCCTTCCGGCACACGCATCGAGTTCAAAACCTCGAAGCGTTCGACGCCGCAGAATGATTTGATGTGGGCGAAGCTGACTGAAATCAGCGGTCAGGTCGACTGGTACGGCCAGAAGCTCTCCCCTGAGGACTGGAAGGACATGTTCACGGCATCGCTGCGCAAAGCGCGTGTGGTGCCCGGCCTAGACGCAGGCAGCTTCGTTCCGCTTGGCATGCGCACCAGCGACATGACCAAGGACGAGATGTCCGACCTTCTCGAATTGATCTCGGCATTTGCGGCAGAAAGAGGCGTGGTGTTCAGTGATGACGAAAGGGAACTGGCATGAATATTCCCCGCCACATCAAGCGCGCCATTCGATCATGGATGGCCTGGAGGCGCCGCAAGCAGTTCATGCGCGAGCTCGGCGTCGAAGACACGATCACCAAGTTTGCAGCCGCCAGGCGTCAGCACAAGCCCACAAAGGCATTGCAGCGGAAAATTGCTGCGGCCTGCCGAGCACAACTCGAACGCGAGGTGCGCCATGGCTGATGTATTGCTTCAGCGCGGTGCCGGCGGATCGGGGAACTGCACGTCCGGGTCTGGCGCCGGTGGCGTCAGCGGGACGTCGTTCTCGGGCTCGACGGGCGGCTCAACCGGCTTGGGCTGCTCCGGGCGTGGATGGGGTTCTGGAGGCGGCGGGCTGTACGGCGGTTCGGGATCGCTCATAGGGAGGCTCCTTTCGGGATTGCTTGGAGCCAACGAGAGCGGCCGGGCGGAGTTCCACATCATCATGAGTGCGGAGGCCTAAAATGTCTGATCTCCCGATTTCCTTCTCCGGGCCGATGGTGCGCGCAATCCTGCGTGAGATCGAGCACCCCGGCACCGGCAAGACGCAGACGCGGCGGGTCTTAATGAAGACGCGAAACGGAACGCCCGTTGAAATGCACCCATCCGGGGACGCAAACCGCCACCCTTTCAACGACCCCGATCAATGGGGCTTCCCATACTATGATCGGAGCACAGATAGCACCGAAATAATGCGGCTATCGGATTACGCGCGGCGGCGATACGCGCTTGGCGACCGCCTCTATGTCCGAGAGCATTGGCGGGCCGAGGAGGATTTTGAAGTGGTCGCGCCGCGCGACATGCTTCCTGATACGCCTATTGCCTACGAGGCCTCGCCGTCCGTTGCTCACATGGCAATGGGCCGCTTCCGCCAAGCCATGCACATGCCGAAGTGGGCGAGCCGGATCACGCTTCTCGTCACCGATGTTCGCGTCGAGCGGCTGCAGGACATCGGGACCGGGGACGCGATGGCGGAGGGCATAGCTCATGAAGGGCCAGGATATGCCGCTCCCGGCATGTCTTGGGTTGGTTCGCCAGAACTGGCGTTCCGTTGTCTCTGGCAGGCGATCAATGGCGATGGCTCTTGGGATGCGAATCCGTGGGTTGCCGCCTACAGCTTCAAGCCCGTCCTCGGCAACATCGATCAGGTCGGGGAGGCCGCATGATCCGCTCCCGCAAGATCCTCCGGCACGCCAAGGGCCAGCCGTGCCAGTTGCGTCTCCCCGGCATCTGCAACGGCGATCCCGAAACCACCGTCTGGTGCCACCTCAATGGTCACGGCAAGGGCATGGGGATCAAGACCCATGATGTGCTCGGCTTCTTCGGGTGCTCTGCGTGCCATGCAGCCTATGACCAAGGCAAAGGCCGCGCCGAACTCATTCCGGCAGTTCTGGACGCTGTGTGCGCCTCGTGGGTGGTATTGATCCGCGACGGCATCATCTTCGTGCCGCAGGACGACGAGAAGCCCTCTCACAAACGCCCCGTGAAGCCCCGCAAGCCCAAGGGCGAGCGAACGCCGATCCAATCGCGGAACGATTGGCCGTCCGGCCGCAAACTGCAATCCCGAAACACCCTCAAGCGGGAAAGGACTGACGCATGACCGTGGAATCGTACCCGCTGCACTGGCCCGCCGGTCGGCCGCGCACGCCGCGCAATCAGATATCTTATTCCCGCTTCTCGCCCGGCAATCGGGCCCAGGAAGTTCGGAGCGTGCAAGACGAACTCTGGCGCCTCGGGGCCAAGAACGTAATCGTCTCGACCAATGTTCGCCTCCGCCGCGACGGTCTGCCCTATGCAGGCGACAAAGCCCCCGACGATCAGGGCGTGGCGGTCTATTTCGACTATCTCGGCGGCCAGAAGTGCTTTGCCTGTGATCGATGGGAAACCGTCGAGGAGAACCTGAGGGCGATCTTCAAGAGCATCGAGGCGATCCGTGGCCTTGATCGCTGGGGCAGCAAATCATTTGTCGATGCCGCCTTCACCGGATTCGCGGCCCTGCCCTCACCCGAGATGCAGAAGCCGTGGTGGGAAGTGCTTGGCATCGACCGGCACGCCGGCAAGGACGAAATACGCTCTGCCTATCGGCGCAAGTCGATGGAGCTGCATCAGGCCGGCGCCAGCGAAACGGCCCAAGTCGACCTCAACATCGCGCGTGATCGCGGATTGGAACAAGCATGAGCGACTTCATCGCTACCGCCATATCAATTGCCTATGGCACTCGATGCCCCGAGAAGGTTGCCGGCTGCCCTTGCTGCGATGCCTGGGCGCATTATGACGCTCTGATGGCTGGTGGCGGTAACCGCCGGGGACAGAAATTCGCCATTGATCACGACGGCTTTGCTGGACAGATCATCGGGCACTACACGACGCTGGAAGGGAAGCCAGGAATAGTCGGACAGCTCGACGGAGCTAGCGTTGTCCATGTGTACGGGGAGAAGTGGCTGTGACGCCCGAGACGTTCATCGCGTATTTCCGCGCCCGTCATGATTGGTGGTCCAAGCCCGGATCGGCCATCCACAAAGACCTGACCGCGTTCGCGAAAGAACATGCTGACTCGCCGGATAGCCTTGATGACCTCTACCTGATTTTCTGCACTCTGCATGGGATCAAGCCTAAGCCCGAACGGGGCGGCAAGATGGAGGAACAGCTGTGAGCTACATCGCGTGGGTATTCCGTTGGGCCTGCTATCGCTGGTATCTCGCAGCGCCGATAACCTGGCGCCTGAGCAGGGCTGCGCTGCCCTACGCAGGGGATTACGCGTATCAGTCGTTTGAGGCGTTCTGTGAGCGCCGACGGGCCGCCAAGGAGGGCAAATGACCGCGCTTGCCCGCGTCCTCGCCATCGCTGGCTGCCTCGGTGTCGTGCTCAGCCTCGTGCTGACCGCGCGACCGCTGTTCGGGTGGTGAGATGAGCCGATCAAAAGCCCGCATTGCCGACCTCAAGAACACGCTCATGACGCTTCGCGAATTGGGCATGAAGCCGTGCGCGCTCGATACGTTGCCTGACGGGACTCACCGTTGGCACTTTACGCCTCCCGCCCCTCATGATGAAGATACCCTCGATCGCGAACTGGAGGCGTTCGAGGCAAAACATGGTCATGGTCGAGCTTAAGGGCCTGCACATCGTCCGATCGAAGGGACGAGAATATATCTATGCCTGGCGTGGAGGCCCGCGCGTCAAAGGCATACCGGGAACGCCCGAATTTCAGGCGAACTACAACCGGGCAGTCGAAGAACATCGGACGCCCGACAACAACAAGTTCCACACTGTCGTGATCGCCTACAAGGCGAGCAAAGACTATGAGAAGCTGGCCGATACGACAAAGCGCAACTGGGCGCGATGGCTCGACCGTATCCGCGACCATTTCGGGGATCTAAGCATCAAGCAATTCGATCGGCCCGAGAAAATCCGCCCCATCATCCGCCGCTGGCGCAACGGCTATGAGGCAACGCCTCGCGCCGCTGACTATGGGATGCAGGTGCTTTCGCGTGTCCTGTCATACGCGGTCGATCCGATGTCCAAGATTGCGTCGAACCCATGCGAAGGCATCAAGGGCATCTACTCGAACAACCGCGCTGAGATCATCTGGCTCCCGGCCGATATTGAGCAGTTGCGACAGCATGCATCGCCCGAGGTAATGCACGCTGTCGATTTGGCAGCACATACCGGCCTGCGCGTCAGTGACCTCATTAGGCTGTCCTGGTCGCATGTGGGAGAGGACGCCATCATAATGACGACCGGCAAGAGCCGGCACAGGCGCGAAGCGATTATCCCGCTCTACGATGATCTACGAGCGCTGCTCAAACGCATCCCGAAGCGATCGACAGCAATCCTCACCAGCACTCGCAAGACGCCGTGGAAGGAGGGAGGGCTGAATAGTTCTCTCGAAACACCGATGGAGAAATCCAGGCTGGCCGAGCGCGATCTGCATTTTCATGACTTACGCGGAACCGCCGCGACGAAGTTTTATATCGCTGGTCTGTCGATCCGAATGATCGCGGAAATCATGGGATGGGACGAGGAGTACGTGGAGAAAATTATCCGCCGATATGTGGACAGGCAGGCGGCGCTCAAGGCCGCCATTCGACAGATTGATGAAGCCAAAAAGGGAACATAA